TAATGGGGGGGGGAGGCTGTTCTTTAAAAGTACCCCCATCCGTTTTCGCCGCTCTCTTTAAAAAAACTCCGGGGGAGTATGTTCAAAAACACTTTTTATGACCCAAAACTCATCAAAAGTCTGTAAAAAGTGAAAAAAAAGAAGTACGTTATTTTTTCGTAAAGTATTCACTTTTTAGTAATAACGAAATTTAAAAAAAAGAGGACCGGATTTGAACCGATAATTCCACTTCATGTAGCGAGTTCCCAATTACTCTACCTCTCATTATAGTACGTGATTTTTTCGTAAAGTATTTATCCTTTCCCATGAACTAAAAGATTGCCTCTTTCTATAAAAACATACGAAATTTAACACATTTAAGTTCATTCTATTATAGTTTTGTCATGGGAAAGAATAAATATTTTACATAAAAGGAGATGAGTCATGTGAAACATGCGCAAAATGATAATCCAGATTCAAAACGCCATACGGCAATGTCTGTAGAAAGCAAAGAACAATATTTAATTGGTCTTGCGTATGATTTGGTTGAAGAGAGACTACGCAATGGAACCGCCACTTCTCAAGAAACAACTCATTTTTTAAAACTGGGCTCAACGAGGGAGCGAATCGAACGGGAAATGCTTGAAAATCAGAAAGAAGTGCTCAAAGCAAAAGCTGAAGCAATTCAGTCTCAGAAACGAATAGAAGAATTGTATGCTCAGGCTTTAAGTGCATTTAAAGAATATGGTGGCGGAGAATGAAGACATATTCGGAGCTAATAAAAATCAATAGTCTGATAGATCGTTATAAGTATTTGAAATTAAATGGTAAAATTGGTATGCATACATTTGGAGGAAAAAGATGGTTAAACCAGGACTTTTATCGTTCTTCTGAATGGAAGCAGTTTCGTAAAAATATCATTATACGAGACAACGGGTGTGAATTAGGTTTGTCGGATTGGAGGATAAGTGGACCGATATATATACACCACATAAATCCTATTACAGAAAAAGATATTATACATAACACTGATAATCTATTAGATGAGAATAATGTTATAAGTTGTAGTTTTGACATGCATCAAGCAATTCATTTTGGCGATGAAAGTTTATTATTTTTTGAATGGGTTCCGCGAAGTCCAAATGATACTATACCATGGAGGTGAAGCTCAATGCAATATAATAAAATGGACTATCTTATGCACTATGCATCAAAATACTATGACCCTGTAAAAGCTCATCAGTATTATGAAGACCATAAAGAACTAGTTGGAAGAAAAAATTCATCTTTAAACGATGAAGGAAAAAAAGTTTGGAATTATACAAAGCAAAATATTAAAGCTGAAAAAAATCAAAAACTTGTTGAAACTTCAAATACTCATCAGCAAAAAGTAGCGGCTCTTAGAGAGACTGCCCAGAGACAAAGAGAAGAAATCTCATCAAATTTAAAAGACCGATTAATGGCTATATCAGATGAAAGTCAGCGTAAGAAAGCAGCACTATCCTTGATTAGCACATTGGAACAAGCTAAAGTTTATGAGCAATCCAAATCGAAGTTACAATCTGCGACTAAAGAAGGAGAACTAAGAACAGAGCAAATTCAAAATGCTTTAAAAACAGCAACGACAGCTGGACAAAAGGAACAGCTAAGAAATAAACTTATTGAAATAAAGTCTGACGAGGCTACAACAAAAAATAAGATAAGTGAAGATACTAAGGAAGATAAACAAAAAGTAAAAGATTATCTTGCCAATGAACGTCAAAATATTTCTCAAGAAACTGCTATTGCGAAAAATGAAGCTAGAGCTGAAAGTAGTGTTAATCGAGAAAATGTAAAACAATCGTTATCTTCATCCCTATCAGAAGCTAGAAAAGCTCTCGCGAATAAGAAAGAAGAAATTAACAATATTTATGAAAAATTATTTAACAGCGAGTTTGACAAAATAGCATCAGAGTATGGGTCTAATGGTGGAAGAAGCGGTAAAAATTATGATGAAATATATAGAAAAGCTAAAGAAGCTCGAAAAAATAAAAAATAGAAAGGGTGGTATATATGGGAATAATAAGTCAGATTAAAAATGTATGGAATATTTTTACGAATAAAAACCAGACAGTAGAGAGTACTTTTACATATACTACTCGGCCAAGTCGTGTTTTTTGGCGTAGCGGGCAGGAACGATCGATATTGGCGTCCATTTATAATCGTATAGCAGTGGATGCTTCTACATTTGACATAAAGCATGTTAAATTAAATTCAGAAAATCATTACGAAAAAGATATTCAATCACCAATAAATACCGTATTAACACTTACTGCTAATCAAGACCAAGATGGACGATCTCTCATTATGGACGCAGTATATTCCCTACTGGAAGAAGGATGCGTTGCAATAGTACCGGTCGATGCAGATCGAGATCCTTTCAAACATACAATTAATAATGTATATTCAATGAGAGTGGCTCAAATCGTTGAATGGCATCGTAATACAATTGGCATAATGTTATATAATGAACGAAGCGGTCAACGAGAAAGAGTTTTGATACCGAAAACTGCAGTCGCTATAATAGAAAATCCATTTTATTCAATAATGAACGAACCTAATTCAACATTACAAAGATTAAAAAAGAAATTAGCATTATTGGATTTTATAGATGAAAAAACAGCATCTAAAAAATTGGACTTGATAATCCAGTTTCCGTATCAGGTACGATCAGATTTTCAAAAAGAGAAAGCTAAACAACGAATCAGTGAATTAGAACATCAACTTGGCGAATCGAATTTAGGAATTGCATATACCGACGGAACTGAGCGTATAACTCAATTGAACAGGCCAGTTGAAAACAGTTTATTATCACAAGTCCAATATTTGCAAGATATGTTATATACAGAACTAGGTATAACTAGGGAGATTCTGAATGGAACTGCATCAGAAGATATTATGAATAATTATTATAAAAGAACCATAGAACCACTATTATCGGCGATAGTTAATGAATTTAAAAGAAAATTTTTAACGAAAACTGCAATAACTCAGGGGCAAACATTTATGTTCTTCTATAATCCATTCAAAATGGTAACATTGACAACGCTAGCTAATATTGTGCCTGTACTAACGATGAATGAAATTATTTCTTCGAATGATGTTCGAAGTTATATATGTCTTCCACCTTCGGATTCACCGGGTGCTGATGACTTGTTGAATAAAAACATTAATCCGACTGGTGATATGGAAGAAAATGATGTAGAAGACCCATCGGGAATGGTGTTTAACGAAATGATTGATGGAGTAAAAAGTGATATAGAATCGTTATTTGATGAGGGTTTAGCATGAATATCGAATTGAGTCATTCTGGTGTTAAAGGAATGAAATGGGGCATACGAAAAAAGATTTATACTGAAAAAAATGCAAGAAGAGATGCCCGCAGAGTACAACAAACTCAAAAAATGATGGATAAGCGTCGCCTCGGGGATTTAAAAGCCAATGGAAAAGCAATAGTAAATTTGAACAAAACTTTAGGAAAGGGCTATGCACTTACGACAGTTTTAAGCACAGTGGCAGCAGTTGGTATGGGCGTCGCGTCAGCAAAATTAATTAATAGTTATAATCATGATTACGATGTGCGGAACGCGCTTAATCATATATTTGGGCATGATACTAAATTCATAATAGGCGCAACGGGTGTTGGTGCAACCGCGGCATTAGGTTCATGGGGAGCAGCCCATGGAGGAGCCGCTGCAAAAGGTTTAATAATGAGTTCCAAAATTAAAAAAGGTCTCGAAGCACAAAAACGACTAGAACAACATGGCTATAGTTGATGGTAGGTGAATATTATGTCTAATACTGAAAATGTTTTAAATAATTCAATATTAAGTACGATAAAAAAAATGCTAGGATTTGAGTCAGAGTATGAAGCTTTCGACGAGGATTTAGTTGTTTTAATTAACGGTTTCATAAGGGAACTTTATCAGCTTGGTGTTGGGGAAGAGCGCTTTGCTGTAACTGGAAATGAGCAAACATGGGCAGATTATCTAGGTAATGCGAACGGAGTATTGGATGATGTAAAAAGTTATATTTATTATAAAGTACGTTTAATTTTTAATCCGCCATCTAATTCATTTGTGGTTAATTCATATAAAGATGCTATAAATGAAACGGCTTGGCGTATTTGCACCACTCAAGATATGAAACGTAATGGCGAGAGTAATGAATAAATTTATATATTTTAATCCAAATCGGGAGGGCAAGCATGTTGGCGACTGTGTCGTGCGAGCATTATGCTGTATATTACAATTAGATTGGGATGAAGCATTTTTACGATTAAATATGCTTGCTTTTGAAATGGCTGATATGCCGTCATCTAATGAAGTTTGGGGTCGTTTTTTAAATCTATATGGATATGTACAAGTTCCAGTATTTTCGTATTATACAATTAATGATTTTTGTGAAGATCATCCTCATGGTAAGTATGTTATATGTACAGGAGAACATGCCGTAGCCATAATTGATGGCTATTATTACGACACCATAGATACTGGAAATAAGAATGTTATTTTCTATTATGAGAAAGGAAGTTACGTATGAATTATTATGATCCACAGCAGAATAATCTGTATGACAGAAATTCATTTAATCAAAATATGAATAATGGGCCGTGGTTCAATGCTCGACCTATAGTCCAGGAACCTCCGATAATAGTTATTCCTGTAACAGGAGAACAAGCAGCGAGATCTTATCCAATAGAAAAAGGCAGAACTGTTTTGCTTATAGACTTTGAAAATCATAGATTTTGGATTAAGTCTATAAAACCAAATGGACTTGAATCTTCATGCGAAGGTCACTCTTTTATAAGTGATAGCGAAGCTAATAGCCGTATGAATCAGCAACAAATGACTCCACAACTGAATATTACGGAGGAATTTCAAAATAAATTTGTTAGCAGAGAAGAATTTGATACACTAAAGAAAACTATAGAAGATTTTATGAAATGAGGAGGAAAATGATGTGATTAACAATCAGTTTTATGGCATGCCATATTCAAACACGCCTCCAAAACCTCAACAAGATTTAATAACTAATTTATTTGGTAACATACAGAATTTTCAGATGCAAAAACAAATGATAGAGCAACAAATACAGCAGAGTGGACAATCTCCCGAACAACTTGTCCGTGGTTTGATATCTAATGGACAAATGACCCAGGAACAATTTATGCAGTATAGCCAAATTGCTAATGCTCTTTCATCAATGATGCAATAACTTCAAAATAAAACTGGCCAGTTTTATAATATTATCTAAAAGGAGGACATTTATATGTCTATGGGAACAGGTACAGGTCTTAGTGCAGCGGATGTTGCGGCTGTCGTAGACGGAAGAAATGGAGGTTACAACGATGGTTTTGGCTTCGGCGGAGGTAATGCATGGTGGATAATCATTCTGCTTCTGTTTGGTTGGGGTAATCGTAACAACGGAAATAGTGGCGGAGCTCAGGATTGGATACCATACATGATGAGCAACAATACCAATGGCGATGTTCAGCGAGGATTCGACCAGGCAGCTCTCACTAGTGGACTCACAAACATTTCTACAGGAATGTGTAATGGTTTTGCTGGAGTAAATCAGAATCTTTGTAATGGATTTGCTGGTGTAAACGCTACGGTTAACAGTGCAGCAAGTTCAGCGGAGATATCTAACAATGCTAGGCAGATGGCGAATATGCAGCAGTTGTTTGGTCTCCAGACAGGTATATCCAATCAGCTTAATAGCATCGCTATGAATCAGCAGAATTGTTGTTGTGAAAATAGGGCCGCTATCGCTGATGTAAAGTATGCAATTGCTACAGAAAATTGTGCTGACAGAGCTGCTATTTCTGATGGCATTAGGGATCTTATGGCACAGAATACTGCTAATACACAGGCAATCGTTAACTCTACCAATGCTGGTTTCCAGGGTATAATGGATAAATTATGTCAGCTTGAACTAGATGCCAAGGATGATAAGATCGCAGATCTCCAGAGCCAGCTCAATCGCACAACAATTATAAGTGACCTTAAGGCTAATAATGAAGCACAGTCTGCGTATCTTATTAATCGTATTAATCCTACACCTATACCCGCGTATTATGTACAGAACCCAAATTGCTGTAACAATAATTATTATGGCTCAGGCTGTGGTTGTGGAGCTGCTTAAGGAGGGGATGATATGGCTGAATACGTATCAGTTGGTACGCAGACTGTTAACCCCGGTGAATCGGTAGTATATAATATTGCTGTCGTTCCCTGCACTAGAGGTCTTATTAGACCAAGACTTGGCAGTGGCAATATTAATTTAAAAGGATGGGTTCCTACCAATTATGGCTGCGGATGTAACTGCAATCGCAATGCCAATTATTTGGTTGAATTTGGAGCGAATATTGCTATTCCTGATGGAGAAACGATAGGACCTATTTCTCTGGCATTTGCTTTGGACGGCGGCACAATTGAAGCATCGTCAATGTCTGCAACGCCAACTGTGACAGAAGCGTTCTCCAATGTTTCTCGTACCAAAAATATACCGGTGTTAAACGGTTGCTGCCAGACTTTGACAGTCAGAAACACATCATCAATTCCAATACTAGTTTCTGATCCGTCAATTGTTATCTCCAGACCCGATTTGGCAATAACTAGGTGAAAGGAGAAAAATCAAAATGGCAGAAATGAAAGATCGTAACAAGGTCCTCGAAAGTGCAGAAGACATGGTATTAGAGGAAATTCGTAAAGTCATTCGCAAGGGAGAAGTACACCCTAACGAATGGGATAATCTCAAGAATGCAATATGTATTCTTACGGATATTTGTAAAATTCATCATTATGATAATCAGGATGATATAAGATATCCAGAGAATGAATATTCCGGAAGAGTATATCCGACCACTCATATGTACGGTATAGAACCTCACGGTAAAATTACAGCTTCTTATGAACGTGGTAGATCTCCGGTATCTGGACGTTATATTAGTCGCGGTGATGGCTATAGCGGTCATTCTATAAACGATAGGATGGTTGACAAACTTGAGCGTATGTATGACGAAGCACAGACACAGCATGAAAAAGATGTTGTTAGCATGTGGATAAATCAGATAAAAAATTCTAATCAGTAATTAAGTTAAGCCGGTGGTTCTATGTTTTAGGGTCATCAGCCTATACTTTTATTAAGGAATGGTATAATGGAACAATTCATGAAACAATTAGAAATCCATTTTTCAGCAAGCTACTGGATATTTTTGGTACCAATATGTTTAATGCTCATAGACTTTGCAACAGGTATTATTAATGCATGGGCATCGAAACATTTGAAATCGTTTAAAATGCGTGTAGGATTGTCTAAGAAAGCTGGAGAGTTAGCGATATTAGCAATTGGCGAAGTATTTACTGTCGGCATGTCTATACCGTTATATGTTTTAACATTTTTATCTGCATATATAATTTTCATGGAAGTAGTTAGTATATGTGAAAATCTTAAAAAGATGGGGATAAAAATTCCGAAATTTATAGATAAAGCTCTTGGAAATGTTGAAAAAGAGATAAATAAGGAGTAATAAAATGCTTTCTAATACAGCTGTGCCTATATACTATGGTAAATTTCGTGATAAAGTTTTATCTGGTAATCTTCCAGTAAGCGAAACAATCGAAATGCAAATGAACCGCATTGATGATAGAATAGCAAACCCTGCTATATACTATGATGACGAAAGCGTAGAAGGCATCATTAAATTTTGCGAAAATGAATTAACTTTGACGGATGGCTCCGATGTCAATCTTACCGATTCATTTAAATTATGGTTAGAAGATGTTTTTGGATGGTATTATTTTCAAACAAAAAGTATATTTGTGCCATCTGATAACTATAGCGATGGTCACTATGAACTTCGGCAAGTTAAACGTAGATTAGTTAATAAACAATTTTTAATCGTAGGAAGAGGCGCAGCTAAATCTTTATATGATGAATTTATTCATGCATATGGGTTAATAGTCGATCGAACTACTACCCACCAAATAACTACAGCACCCACTATGAAACAAGCAGACGAAGTTATATCTCCATTTTCAACTGCTATAACTAGATCCAAAGGTCCGGTATTCAAGTTTATGACAGAGGGCTCTATTCAAAACACGACAGGTTCTCGTGCCTTTCGTCCAAAGTTATTTTCATCTAAGAGGGGAATTGAAAATACTTTGACTAATTCGTTATTAGAAATACGTCCTATGAGTATATCTAAATTACAAGGTCTAAGAGTGAAATACTCTACTATTGATGAATGGCTTTCTGGCGATACAAGGGAAGATGTAATTGGCGCTATAGAGCAGGGTGCATCAAAAATAGATGACTATTTAATAATTGCATCTTCTAGTGAAGGAACTGTACGTAATGGTATAGGCGATACAATCAAAATGGAATTAATGTCTATATTACGCGGAGATTATGTTGCCCCACACGTATCTATATGGTGGTATAAACTTGACGATATTTCAGAAGTTAGTGATGCTAGGATGTGGGTAAAAGCAAATCCAAATCTTGGTATAACTGTTTCTTATGAAACATACCAGTCCGACGTAGAAAGAGCAGAAAATGTTCCTTCTGCGAGAAATGATATATTAGCTAAAAGATTTGGTATACCTATGGAAGGATATACGTATTTCTTTACATATTACGAAACATTGCCGCATACACCTAAAGAATTTTGGGGATTGCCATGTTCGGTTGGGATTGATCTGTCGCAAGGTGATGATTTTTGTGCTTTTACATTTTTATTTCCTTTATCAGACGGACAATTTGGTGTAAAGGTTCGTTCATACATTACTGCAAATACTTTAAATAAATTGCCGCAATCAGCTAGAATGAAATATCAAGAGTTCATGGATGAAGGTTCTTTAAATATTCATGAAGGACGAATATTAAACTTGATGGACGTTTATGATGATATATGGGATTATATAACACGATGTAATTATGATGTGCGTTCATGTGGATACGACCCTTATAATGCCAAAGAATTTATTGACCGTTGGACAAAAGAGAATGGTACATTCGGAGTTGAAAAAGTAATTCAGGGAGTGAAAACCGAATCGGTTCCGCTCGGCGAATTAAAAACACTAGCTGAAGATAGGGCATTATTGTTTGACGAAGTTTTGATGCAATTTTGCATGGGAAATAGTATCGTGCTAGAAGACACCAATGGCAACAGAAAGTTATTAAAGAAACGACATTCGGCAAAGATTGATAATGTATCTGCTCTCATGGACGCATTTGTAGCATATAAACGAAATATTGAATACTTTGAATAAGGTGATAAGATGACATATAAATATTGGGAAACTGATGAACTTCAGCATTTCGGCGTTAGAGGCATGAAATGGGGCGTGCGTAAAGAGGCCCGCAGATTAAAAAGAGCTCAACGGAAATGGGATAGGGCATATCGAAGAAATTATGTGAAAGCATACAATAAAGCTTCTGAACATATGAACGCTAATATTGACAGTTTTAATAAAAAATGGGAAAGCGTGTTTGGGGCTGGAAATTGGAGTTTGAATCCGAGATATAATGAATATATAGCGGATTATGAAGATACTTTCGACAGGCTTTTCGCAACATCTATGAAAGATATAATCGGTGAACGCCCGCATTAAGGAGATGGCAAAATGGCAAAAAAAGTTTTGATACATTCCGGTGTTAAAGGCATGAAATGGGGAATTCGAAAAAGAGTTTCGCAAATGAGAAAAGAACGGAACGCTTTACGCGCACGAAAAGCAGAATATAAAAAGACTATGAAAGAACGGAAAATGCTTATAAAAAACCGGCACGCCCTATCTGACGATCAACTACGAGCTTTAATGAATAGAATAAATTTGGAAAAGCAGTTGGTCGCACTGAATGATTCTAATATAGGGAAAGGCAGAAAAGAACTAGATAAATGGTCCAATGCCACTGGCGATTCTGCTCGAAAGATATATATGGGTGCGTTAACTGGAATTGGTCTCGGGGCAGTTGCTGTTGGGGCTAGCGCAGTCGCTACTAAATTAAAAATTCCAAATGAAATACGAAAATTCATCAAAATAGGAGGCTCTAGTATATGACATATAAATATTGGGAAACTGATGAACTTCAGCATTCCGGCGTTAAAGGCATGAAATGGGGCGTACGACGAGCGAAAAAAGCATCCAAATTGCTTTCTAGATACCGTCAAAAAACAAACAATCAAAATGCTTCATATGAAGATGTCGCCAACTATCATGCTAATAAATATAAAAAAACAGCTATAGCAGCAGTGTTAACCACAATAGGGGGCAGTACTATGGGTGCTGCTAGTACATATTTGCACAATATAAGTCCCGCAGCGGGTAATGTATTAGCAGCATTAGGATTTGGATTAGGTGCTACTGGTACGGGATTAATGGTTTCGGCTAAAATACATAGACGTAAAAACAATCTTGCTGCTGGAGCTGCGATGAATGAACAATAATTTTATGAGTATGAGGCGAATCAAAATGACAGAAAAATATGATTTTGGAGGGTACGCCACAAAAAGTAATATATTATGCACTGATGGATTGGTTATAGGACCAGATGCTTTTTCGCATAATGACGGGAAAAAAGTACCTCTGTATTATCAACATCAGCATAACGATATAGAAAATGTTCTCGGGCATGTAATTCTAGAGAGTAGACCAGATGGAGTTTATGCATATGGTTCATTCAATGATACTCCACGGGGGCGAGATGCTCGCGAAATGGTTATGCACGGAGATTTAAACTCGTTATCCATCTATGCAAATAAATTACAGAAAAATAAAAATGTGGTAATCCATGGAGATATTAAAGAGGTTAGCCTGGTTATGGCTGGAGCTAATAAAGGTGCATATATAGATTACCGATCTTTTTCGCATTCGGATAATCCTGAAGAAGATGCATTTACAGAAGGTATAGTATATATGAATCAACCTCTTGATATAAACACAGAAATTAAACATTCGGAAGGAGACAGTGTAATGACTGACGCAGAAATCGATCGTATTATCAATTCAATGAATGACGAACAGAGAAATTTGCTGTTCGATATGTTGGATGAAGATGATGAAATGGAACATGCAGAAGCCTCTGACAAAATGGTGCAGGACGTACTAAAAACATTAAATGAAGAGCAGAAGGTGGCAGTTGCGTATGTTATAACTTCAATCATCAATGAACTGGGCAATGATGAAGAAAAAAATGATGAAGCCCAGCAAAGTGAAATAATGGAGGAAGATGATACAATGAAAACAAATGTTTTTGATCAGTACAGTACAAAAAATAGCGGCGAAACTCTTGCACATGCCGAGGAAGTAAAGAGCTCTATTCTTGCAGACATCAAGAAATATGGTTCACTTAAAGAATCATATCTTGCACACGAAGAAGAAGTTAAGGAAATTGGTGATACTCTCGCTCATGCAGCAGATGTTGAAATTGGTAATGGACAGGGTACATACGGCATCAAGAATATCGACTGGCTTTTCCCAGATGCGCGTAACATTACAAATACGCCAGAATTTATTAAGAGACAGGATGCCTGGGTTTCGTCAGTAATGAGGGGCACCAATCACACACCATTCTCTAGAATTAAGTCAATGTATGCTGATATTACAGCAGATGAAGCAAGAGCTAAGGGTTATACTAAAGGGCATCTTAAAACTGAGGAAGTATTCGGTCTCCTTAGGAGAGTTACCACTCCGACAACTGTATATAAGAAACAGAAACTTGACAGAGATGACGTTCTCGACGTTGTAGACTTTGATGTTGTTCTGTGGCTGCGTGCTGAGATGCGTATTATGCTTGATGAAGAAATCGCACGTGCAATCCTTATCGGCGATGGCAGATCTGTTAGCTCAGAGGATAAGATTAATGAACAGAATATCCGCCCAATTTATACCGATGACGTACTGTTCACGATTCATCAAAAGTATAATGTTCCGTCAAATGCTACTGACGAAGCAAAAGCCAAAGAATTTATTAAGCAGTGTGTTAAATCTAGAAAAGATTATAGAGGTTCTGGCAATCCGACACTCTATACAACAGTTGATATGCTTACTGATATGCTGCTTATCGAAGATGGTCTCGGTCGCAGACTCTATTCGACTGTAAATGACCTTACGGCAGCTCTTCGTGTAAGTGCGATCGAAGTAGTTCCTCAGTTTGATAATATTTCCAGAACTGATAGCGGCGATACATACTATCTCGACGGTATGATCGTAAATCTCAGAGACTACACAGTTGGCTCCGATAAGGGTGGTGCAGTATCAATGTTTGATGACTTCGACATTGATTATAACCAGCAGAAGTACCTCATTGAAGCAAGATGCAGCGGTGCTCTCACAAGGCCTAAGAGCGCAATTGTTGTTGAGCATAAGGTTGTAACAGCATCTGGTTCTGGAACTTGATAATGAGGTAATTCAAAATGGCAGAAAAATTTTATGGTAAAGTTGGCTATGCAGTTGAAATAGAAACAGGACCTGGTGTTATAGGTGAGGATATTGTCGTTAAAAAATACTATGGCGAAATTACTAGAAATTCTAGGCGTATGGAGTCCTCAGATAAAGGTAATGACAATATTATAATTAACAATGCTATTGATATCATGGCTGACGCTTATGCATATTCGCATTTTTATGCCATTAGATGGGTAGAATGGCAGGGACAAAAATGGAAGGTAAATTATGCTGAAGTTAAACGCCCTGTCATATCTCTCACGCTAGGAGGAATATATAATGAACATGATAGAAGAGCAACGACTTAAATTTCATAATAAATTAATTGCAGTGCTACCAGTAAATTTTAGTATTTATTTTAATGCTCCAACTAACATTTCACTTACATATCCTGCTGCGATATATAAACGTGATGGCATGAATCGAAAGAATGCAGACGATAAAGTATATTTAAAACGATGTAAGTACACGTTAAGCATTATCGACGATACCCCAACTCAGTCATATATAGATGATATGCTGGAAGCTTTCGACTACATTTCTTTCGATCGCCAATACGTTTATGATGGATTAAATCATTACATTTTTACAATATTTTTTTAAGAAAGGATATAATAATATGAGTAAAATAGTATGGGACACAGATGTAGATAAACATTATGAAACAGGTACCAGAGATGCAATATTGTTTGTTAAAGATTCTGCAGGTTATAGAAAAGGTGTAGCATGGAATGGTGTAACAGGCATTACTGAAAAACCAGGAGGAGCGGAAGCAAATGCTCTATATGCCGACGATATTAAATATCTGGAACTTAGAAGTGCTGAAACTTTTGGTGGTACAGTAGAGGCATACACATATCCCGATGTATGGGAAGAATGCGATGGATCTAAAAGTATTATACCCGGTATGAAAATAGGTCAGCAGACAAGAAAACCATTTGGTCTTGTTTATACAACTGTTAAAGGTGATGGAGTAGACTTCAACGATGCCGGTGATTTGCTGCATATTATATATAATGCTACTGCCTCTCCTTCTGAAAGAGGATATAAATCGATAAACGAATCGCCTGAAGCAGTTACATTCTCGTGGGAATTCACAACAACTCCGATCGATATGCCGTCTGTAACAGTAAATGAAGAAACTGTAACATTTAAGAAATCGTCCATTATTACAATTGATACGGCAAAATTTAAAGATGCTAATGCAAGTCGTCTTGAACTTCTAAAACAAGTTCTTTATGGTACAGATGGAGAAGGCAATACACTTGGCACAGATCCCACTCTTCCGTCGCCTAAAATAGTATATGATATACTTAGCGGGTCAATTACTACGCTCCAGGCAGCACTCGGTAATTAATAATAAATCAAAATGGTAGTAGGCGGGATTATAGCTCGCCTACTATTATATTTACGAGGTGATATATATGGATACTGAACGTAGCAGAACGGAAAGAATATTAAGAGTAATTCTATCTAAAGACGACGATTTGCCCTCTCCTATGAGTAGGATAGAAGAACTCTTAATCGAACTTAACGATGCGATTAAAGCTGGGGGTTCGGGAAATGTCGATCTAGCAGCAAAAGTTAACGGATTGGAGTCGGAGTTTCAGAATTTGGTAGAGCTAGTTTCTGACTTGGATGATTCCATAACTGCTATCCAAAATCAATACGTAAAGAAAACTGATATTCCAGTACTATCACAAGACGAATATGATAATTTACAAACTAAGGATGCGCTTTTATATTTGATAAAGGAGGATTGACCCTATGATTACATCGAAGGTTAATGATTCCTATATTTCTATAGGAGATGCATATTCGGGAGATCAACATATAGAAACGATATATGATAAAGATGGTAATATTGTATTTTCATCTAGTAAAGCGATTAAAAGTCCCCCACCGATATCATTTTATCAAAAATTTAGATATAGCAATAATTTAATCGAAACTTTAACGACTACTGGCTATATATCAGCGACGGATGCAATGTATTATGCGATAACTAGTAATATTTTTTCACCTGAATTTTCATTGGCTTATGAAGATACTAGCGTTGTTGGTTTTGCATCCACTAAAATATGTAGGTTAAAAACTACTAAATATATAAAAAAACTGTATTTCAGAACTGGCAATGTTTTTATAGATGATTCTGATTATGGTAGAAAAGTAAGAATATTTTATCCATCCGGGACGTTAGTTGACAGCATAACGAATATCTCCCCTAATACAATACTTGAATTTTATATAGCTATTGAATTCGCATCTAATGATCCGTTATATATTAATAAACTTCCCCCGGAGCATATGACTGACATTTTTATGGATATAACACCATACGATATAGAAACATATCCTGAAGATGAATATTTACATCCAAATGATGATAATTTTATCTCATTGGTATTAGGCGAAAATGCCAAATGTGATTATGAAAAAGCCGGGGTGAAGATAGTAGATAAACCCATTAGTAATTATCGTATCTACGGTAACACGGTTGATGGTGAAAGCGTGGGGGACAGAACGGCGAATTTGTTTAATGGTGAATTGCAAAATGGTTATTGGAGCACCCTTGAAACTTTGGCACAAACTTCTTCTGCGGCATTCAGATCATTTAAAATATTTTTACCCGCTGGAACATACACAATTACATTTGCAACAAATGTAAATATAGTGAGACTAATAGCAGATGGAGCAATAACCCAAAACATAGGGAACAATCTTACAGAATATACCTTTACAACACAAACAAATGATGATGTTGGTTTTTCATTCCGAATTACAGGGACAACACAGGTTCCATGGGATAATTCTGATATCATGTTAAATATCGGTTCTGTCGCTATTCCCTACGAACCCTACGGCTATCGTGTGCCTGTGACAATTGAGGGAAAGAATCTGCTTCAGAATACAGTAAAAAGTCAAACCAAAAACGGTGTAACTTTTACGGTTAATAATGACGGTAGTATAACTTGTAATGGGACGGCAAGCAATAATACTTTTTTAAAGATTGGTGACCTTTCGCTGACGTCTCAAAGTTATATATTAACTGGTTGTCCGTCTGATGGAGGAAATGATAGTTATGCGCTACGCTGCTACAAGAATGGGAACATTAAAGGCGCAGATGTTGGAAATGGGTTTAATATAAATGAATCCATTGATGGATATATCGAAATCCGTATTGCTTCAGGCTATACCTGTGACAACCTCACATTCTACCCCATGATCTGCAAAGCCGATATCAAAGACGATACATACGAACCATACCATGAACCAACAACCACTAACCTCTACCTCCCCGAACAAATCAAAAAGTTAGGCTTTGAAGCAGAGCATATAGACTACAGGGAACAGAAAATGCACAAAGTTAGGAAAAATCTGCTTCCAGTAGTTGCAACTTCTAAAACGGTTACTGGTGTTACATTTACTGTAAATGTAGATAAAAGTATAACCTGTAACGGTAGGAATAATGGAACGTCGGATATTATATTTGAGTTTAATCAGTCGGGTATATCATTGGAAATAGGTAGAGGTTATATTATAAGTGGATGCCCCGAGGGAGGCGCAATGTTTGGAAGTTATGCTATAAAATGTTACAATGGATCCTATTGGGTCTATGATGATGGGCATGGTGCAGCATTTCCAGCAGTGGGCACTGGGATAGTTAGACCTCAGATAATTATTCCGATGGGAGTAACAGTGAATAACTTAACATTCTACCCCATGATTCGTACGGCAGATATCGAAGATGATACTTACGAACCCTACATTGAAAACACAGATCTCGACGTAACGCTCCCCGCACTTCCGATACTCTCGGGTACAAACACCCTGTCGGTCGTAACAGAGGTGCAGCCTTCGAATGTATATTTGAAGGGAAGAATTAAGGAGGTGAGCATATGACGATAGAAGATATTTGCAAAACATTTAATATATCCGATATTGGCGACTTTAGTGATGGTTATCATACATTCAATGAACTATATTATCAGCGTATGATCTTGTTTGCAGTAATAGTAAAGCAGAATATACAAAATGCATGGAAGTCACATCGTCATGAAGATGGCACACTGTGTTTCGGCGGAGGATGGTTTATTGTCGGTATAGATACTCCGGAGGGAAGTTATACATATCATTATCAGGATAAGTATTATGATCTGTTTTGTTGCCAGGAGTTAGAAAGAGGAAAGCACTGGGATGGACATACGGATAAAGATGTCACAAGATTGCTTTCGCTATAGTAAGAAAGGATGATTTACATGTCTAAAAAGATTTATTTATCACCATCTAATCAGAGTGGTAATAAGTATGCGTATGGTAATACTAATGAAATGGAGCAGTGTAACCGCATAGCAGATGCCGCTAAAGAAGCACTAGAACGTTGCGGTTTTACAGTAAAGAAAGCTCCTAAAGGTCAGGACATGAATAAGTCTATTTCAGAATCTAATTCATGGGGCGCTGATCTTCACATGCCTATACACACAAATGCTGGTGGTGGTAATGGCACCATGTGTATGGTATATAAAAAAGCATCTGAAAATCTTAAATTTGCTAACCCTATTTATGCGGCAGTTCAAGCCATTACACCTGGGAAAAATAACTATGGTATTAGAGAGTATCCGGACCTTTCCGAACTCTGTAATACAAATGCCATAGCCGTATATACAGAAGTCGACTTCCATGACAATAAAGACATCGCCAAGTGGCTAATTGAAAACGTCAAAATGGTAGGAGAAGCATTTGCTAAAGGCGTTTGTCAGGCTTATGGGGTAACTTATAAAGCTCCTGGTTCGACTACATCCAGTCAAACTTCAGCGACCGTTACTTCGGATAGAGATAAATTTCTCAATCAAGCTCGTACATATATTGGTAAAAATGGCGCGTATGTGTGTAAAACAAAACTTGGAATGAGTTATATTTTGGATTGGTGCTGTTATGCGGTATCTGCTATCATGAAAGATTGCGGATTTATACCTAAATATCAGCCAGCAATATACGGCGTAGCTCCATATCCGGCTAGATATGGAGACGGTAAAACCGGAACCTGGTTTAAAAAAGGTGATAAGACACCGCAGCCTGGTGATCTTATTTTCTTTAAATATGATGGGTGCCCAACTGTTGACAAATATTCATGCAGTCATATCGGAATTGTCGAAGCCGTTGACGGCAATAAGATCACAACACTTGAAGGAAACGTTGAAGCAACGGGTTCTAACTGGGCTGAGACATCTACATTTAAGCGTAAAACCCATTACACAACAGAAACTTCTATGCATAGTTTCTTTAGGCCCAATTGGAATAATGTTGCAAATTCGACAACCAAAACGACGGAGTCAAATACTATTTATAGAGTACAGGTTGGAGCATATTCTAAAAAATCTAATGCTAATACCATGCTTACGAAACTTAAAAAAGCTGGCTTCGACGGTATAATAGTAGAAGCTAAAAAATAAATTACTATATATAAAAAAGAAAGGGGCAATTTTTATGCTGAAAAAAACTATATCATATGAAACTTTTGATGGGGAAACTGTAACGGAAGATTTTTATTTTAATTTAACAAAAGCAGAACTGTCAGATAAACAATTTTCCGTAAGCGGAGGTCTATCTAATCTTATGGAACAAATTGTAAAAACTAGCGATACAACAAAAATGTATAACCTTTTTAAGGAATTGATTTTGTCTGCATATGGTGTGAAAACTGCTGACGGTCGAGGATTTAAAAAGTCTAAAGAAATAAGTGACGATTTTTCGCACTCCGAACCGTATTCAATCATATTTATGGAGCTTATGAATAGTGTTGATGCTGCGGTAGCTTTTGTATCCGGAATTTTGCCAAAAGATATGCAGACTAACGCAAGAAATGATATAATGAAAGAACTTAAAAAGTTGGAAGCTGACACAAATGCTGGTGACAGTGATGTTAACACTACATCTTGAACCCGAAGAATATTGGGATGAGATTAAGTCAGAGTTTATACTGTTGAATGAGAAGGACTTCCATTTTAATCATTGTTTAAAAGCAATATCAAAATGGGAGTCTATTACTCATAAAGTTTTTTTGTCACGATATGAAAAACGTACTATCGAAGAATTGAAATTGTACATAAAGTGCATGTGTGAAGAGAATATAAACGACAATGAGCTATATGCAATTATTTATAAATACGGCGACGAAATTAAATCATATCTTGATACAAAACAAACTGCAACAAGTGTTCGTTTACCAAATAATAACAGGGGAAATTCTGATGTATTAACCTCGGAAGTTATCTATTATTATATGGCTGCTGCCATGATACCTTATGAATGTGATACATGGCACATAAGTAGACTACTTGCTTTATTAGAAGTCGCAGCTGCGAAAAGCCAACCAGAAAAGCAAATGTCTCGGAAAGCTATATATGAGCAAAATGCCTTATTGAACAAGGCTAGAAGAGCCGGACGACACGGTTAAAAATATAAAGTGGTGATAAAATGTTATCTTTAAAAGTTACTGGTTCTTTTAATAAAACACTAACTTTTTTAAACAAATGTACTAGTGGAGAATGTATATCATCATCTTTAATTAAATATGCAGATGCCGGTCTTGAGGCACTGCGAGCAAATACTCCAAAATCAACAGGCTATACTGCAGAAAGTTGGAGTTACGAAATTATAAATAAAAATGGTAAATATGTAATTCAATATAATAATTCAAACGTATCAAAAGGACACAATGTTGCCATATTATTACAATACGGCCATGCTACAAAAAATGGTGGATATGTGCAGGGCATCGACTATATAAATCCATCACTAAAACCTATATTTAATAATATTGCAGATAATGCATGGAAGGAGTTGACTAGCCGTTGAGTACTGTTGTTGATAATAGAGTCGTTAGCATGCAATTCGATAATGCCGACTTTGAAAAAAAATCTAAGGATACTATACGTTCATTGAAAGATTTGGAATCTAATCTAAAGATGGACGGGGCTACGAGCGGGTTAGACAAAATAAAAACAGCATTATCTGGTTTTAGTATATCTCCTTTAGTTAAGGGTGCTTCTGAAGCAGGATCTGGTTTCACAAATATGTCAATAGCCGGTGTTACTGCTATACAAGAAATAACTCGTAAAGTTGTAGATTTAGGATTATCTATTACTCAAAATTTGGGAAATAAGTTATTTGGTCCAATGATGTCGGGTTTTGGAGAATACCAAACGCAAATGGGTGCAGTTCAAACAGTTCTAACTAACACTGCAGATAAAGGAACTACATTAAAAGATGTAAACAAGGCATTTTCTGAGTTAAATACGTATGCAGATAAAACTATATACAATTTCGCAGAAATGACAAGAAATATAGGCACATTTACGGCCGCAGGCGTAGACCTCGATAAAGCTACAACTTCGATAAAAGGTATTGCTAACTTGGCTGCGGGTTCGGGCTCGTCATCTCAACAAGCTAGTGTTGCCATGTATCAGCTATCACAGGCAATAGCAGCAGGAACAGTAAAGCTTCAGGACTGGAACTCAGTAGTTAACGCTGGTATGGGTGGACAGTTATTCCAAAAAGAACTGCAAAAGACTGCAGAATCATATGGCGTTAACGTAGAAGAATTAATTAAAAAAAATGGTTCATTCAGAGATTCTTTACAAGAGGGCTGGATCACAGCTGATATTTTAACGGAAACTTTATCTCGTTTTGCAGATGAGAGTACCGATATTGGTAAACGTTTAACTGAAGCTGCAACTGAGGTAAAAACAGTTGGCGAGTTATTTGATTCTATGGGCGAATCGGTAGGAAGTGGATGGTCTAGATTATGGCAAATAATCATTGGCGATTATGATGAAGCTAAGGTCGTATTGACCGACATATTTAATACTTTTGACAAAGTTGTTGGCGGTATGTTTAATGGTGTTATTTCAACAGCAGAAAGTTGGAAAGAGCTTGGTGGCCGTGCGAAACTTATAGATACCGCAAGACTAGCATTTAAAAAATTGTCTGCAATTGCCTCTACCGTCAAAAAAGCATTGGACGAATTAATTCCCCCAGTTACTGGACAAACTTTATTCGACTTAACTAATAAATTGTATAATTTTATAGATGGTATATCGACATCTCGAGTTGATATGATACGGTTTTCAAATATTTTAAAAGGAATAACTTCTATATTTCTTATATTTAAACAAGCAGTAACTGGTATTAAAAGTGTATTTGAACCTTTAAAACCGCTTATCACTAATGTCATTATGAAATTGAGCGAGGTTGGATATTTTTTGAATGCTGTTCGAGAATCAAATATAGTTCTTATAGCAGCCAATGCCATTTGGGCTAAACTTGGCGGTATTATGACTAACATAGTAAAAGCATTTGAAGAAGTTTTTCCATTAGTTTTACACACTGCAAATTTTACGGATACACTAAAAAATATAGTTATACAACTTTTGGCGTTTGTTTCCAGAATAATCAATGCAGTTAAAGATCCAATAGTCGTTATTGCAAAAGGTTTATTTTCAATATATCATATATTATTTAACATCATATCTAGTTTTGTTCGTGCTATGTCTCAGGCAACATTTTTAGCTACTATAATAAAGTGGTTAGGTACAATAGCCTCCAAAATAGCGTCAGTTTTTATAAATATTGATGAAACTACTAGTAAGAGCGATACGTTTTTTAAGATATTTAGTAAAATAGTAGAGTTTTTAAACGGTGCGGTAGCGCTTATGGAAACTATTTTCAAAGGCGCGGTTTCAAGTATAGATAGTTTCTTTGAGGCATTTAAGAAGTCAACTGGAATTGATATTCCTGGCATATTTAATAATGTAGTTAATGCACTTTCAAATTTATTTTCAACTATAGCAAATGGGTTGTTAAACTTTGATGTGGGTACAGCATTTGACTCTTTAACTAATAAAATAAATGATTTTACTAAAAAAGTAAATGCCGCTATGTCTAAATATTTCCCAAGTAAAAAAATAGCAAAGGAAACCAATAAAATAAAAGACAATGCGAAGCAAGCAGAAGAAAGTGTAGGACCTCTAGAAAAAATTTTAGATATTTATTTTAATATTTTATCTAAAATTAAGGGCGCATTTTCTAAAATCGCAGACGGCTTAAGGGTACTTGGTAATATAATTGGGCGAATATTTAAGTCCATTACAAAAAATTTTACTGCACAAAATTTTGAATCAGTAGCTAAAGGCGGATTCTTTATACTGCTGGATATAATCTTAGCCAAAGCAACATTTTTTAAGAAATCTTTTTCCAAAGATGTTGGTCAGTTAATTGGCGGAGATATTTTTGAAAAGTTCAAGGACGCTCTTGATACAATAGGAGATATCGGAGAGTCTGTAACTAAAGTTATGGATCAAATATCCAACACTTTACAAGCATATCAAACTAAGCTGAAGGCTGATGCATTGAAAAGTATTGCGGTTTCAATTGCGATATTAGCTGCATCTATGTTGATATTATCATTAATTGATGCTGAAAAATTGACCGCATCTGCCGTGGCAATGACTGAGTTGTTTGCAGAATTGGTTGGTTCCATGGCATTACTAGTTAAAGCAACAAAGGCAACACAAGCTGCTGATATTCCTATGATATGTTTAGGCATGATAGAATTATCTGCTGCAGTTTTCATTATGGCGCTTGCTCTAAAAATGGTATCTAAATTAGACCCTGATGGAGTAAAAAACGGAGTAGTCGCTATTGAAGCTCTAATGCTAGGTATGGTTCTATCAATGAAAAATCTATCTTCTATTCAGGGAGGAATTAAATCTTCTACTTCCGGCTTAATAAAATTAAGTGCTTCCATATTGATCTTGGCTATCGCCATGAAAATGCTTAGCTCAATAGATTCAGAAAGTTTAAATGCATCCCTCTTCGCAACGGAAGCTCTATTGGGTGGACTGGTTTTATCTGCTAAGATATTAAGTAGTCTTTCTGGAGGTATGAAACAAGCGACTAGCGGTATGATGAAACTTGCAGTGTCAGTCGTTATATTGGCAATCGCAATGAAAACAGTCGCCAAAATAGATCCAGAAGCATTAGGATCTTCATTCTTAGTTATAACTGGTTTACTTGCGGGGTTGGTCATAGCAGCAAAATTATTAGCAAGCGATACTAAAAAGTTCTCGTCTGCAACTGCCGGACTTATACTGATGGCTATTTCTGTAAACATATTGGCTGGAGCTTTGAAAAAAGTAGCAAGTTTGCCCTCAGATGGTGTTTTAAACGCAGCATTAGCATTGAGTGGTATGACATTAGTAATGGCTTATGCGATGAAAATGTTGTCTGGCATGAGTGGTAAAGTAGCATCCATAGTTGCAGCTGGGGCGGCTATGGCAGCTGTAATTGATTCACTAAAAGCGATAGCATCATCAATCGAAGTGCTAGCTAAGCTCCCAACTAAAGCAATTGGTATTTCGGTAGCTGCCCTAGTTATAGTATTATACACGATGCTTACTTTACTAAAAAATATAGGCAGAAATGTTAATGCCGCAGCTAGCGCATCTATAATTGCGTTTGGAACGTCACTTAAAAATATAGCTTCGGCAATTGAAATTTTGTCCAAACTCCCAACTAAAAAATTAGCAGTAGCTACAGCAGCGGTTGTTATTTTGATTTTTGTGTTATCAGAAGCGATGGGAAAAATTCAAAGAATGGCAACTAGCGCGTTTGACGCGGCAGTTATATCTGCTGCATTTTTATTGTATGGTGAAGCCTTAAAAGGTATAGCTTCTTCAATAGAAATGGTTGCGAAATGTAATGTCAGTTCAATCGCAGTTGCGACAATAGCTTTAGGCGCCCTTATTGGCGTATTAGGACTATTTACAAAATATGTAAATCCTGGTAAAATGGCATTAATAGCCCCAGCATTACTAACTATGTCAATAGCATTAATTGCTATGTCTACTGCACTTTTAATAATATCTAAAATTGGCATTATGGGTGCAGTTATAGGCGTTGTCGCAATAGTCGGGCTATTTGGGGCATTAGCTATTGGTATGCGTCTTATAAAGCCAGTGATTGGAACGATGTACTCTTTCGCTGGTGCGTTAATCACCGTGGGTATAGGTTTGACACTTATTTCTACAGCGATAATGATATTCGTAGTAGCGTTTACAATGCTGGCTACTGCCGTTAGTACAGTTGGCGTAGTTTATGCTGAAAATATGAAAAATTTAATACTAAGCTTTTTGACGATGGCCGAAGAAGTAATGATGGCTAAACTATCAACATGGGCAACTATGGTGCCCCTTATCATTGAAACCTTATTTACAATATTCAGTCAATCTGTGGAAAAAATTATTGAACCTTTCCTCAAGATGTTGTTGAATATACTACAAACTCTTGGAAAATATATTCCACAGATAGTAGGAGCATTGCTAGACTTGTTGATCGCTATTTTTGAAGTATTAATTAAGGATGAAAAAACTAAAACCTTAATCGAAGATATAACCGTATTTCTAATGCAAACGCTCGAAGGCCTATTGGAAGGACTCACTAAAGAAATACCAACACTTGTTCATGATTTATTCGAATTTATAGCTACATTTCTTGAGAGTTTACATAAAGAATTATCTACAAATGGACAACGAATCGCTAAAGCTATCGCTGATATCATAGGTGATTTGATCGATATGGCGATAACTGCTATCGAGGAGTTATTTAGCCGACTAGCACAAACTGGTTATCGAATAGGTTGGAAACTAGGCGAAGGCTTAAAAAGTGCTGGAAAGTGGCTTAAAGAAAAAATTGTAGAGCCGATTAAAAACGGTTATGAAGCTATAAAGAAAAAATTCTCCGATTTTCTACAAGCTGGTAAAAACATAATTAATAATATCGTTAATGGCATTAAAAAAGTCGGTGGGAATATTATTGCAAAGGTTAAAGAATATATCAATAATGCTATAAATTGGATCAAAGGGCTACCAGAACAGTTAAAACAATCTGGTATAAATTTCATTCAAGGTTTTATAGATGGTATTACAAGCATTGGTGATTCGGTTAAAAAGAAAATTGAAGAGATAGGTGGTAACATCGTCGATTGGTTCAACCATGTTATAGGAAATGCATCGCCTTCTAAAAAAGCTAAAAAATCTGCTAAATTTTATTTCCAGGGTTTTATTAATGGTACTTCCGAAATGATGTCGAAAGTAACAAAATCCGTAGGTAATGTTGGTACGGCTATAAATAAAGCGTTGGACGATGTTCAGAATCAGAATTCTATAACTACTGAAATTACCCCAGTCATAAATATGGATAAATTACAAATGGACAAATTCTATTTGAGCGACATGTTTAGCAATCTTGAAGCAATGTTTTCTGGCTTGTCATTTGATGTACCAGATATTAGTTTTGAAACAGAAGCAACACGTATTTTAAATGTAAATAATACTGATGTGATAAAAGCAATACAAGCTATAAATAATAAAGTCGATATTCTTTCTGAATATTTATCTTCTACTAATATTTATTTAGATAAATCGACTTTGGTCGGAAAATTGGCCACACCTTTAGATAAAGAGTTGGGTACTATGGCTGGACAGAGAAGGAGGAGAAAACTCTAATGTATCATTCAATAAATATAATTACTAATATGCGAAATTATATTGGTGCAAATGGTTTAGGAACGGTAAAGCCTATAAACACATGGGATGATTGGCATTTGGTTCCTTCCTCTCGTCCAACAATATCTAATCCCAAGCTTATTACAAAATATATTGATATTCCTGGGGCATCTGGTTCTGTTGATTTGACAGATGCCCTTACGGGATTTCCTACATATTCTGATAGAGAAGGCGAGATTGAATTTTATGTTATGAATGATTACGGAATATGGACGCAACGACGTAATGAAATTAATAACATATTGCATGGACAAAAAGTTAGTTTATATTTGGACGATGAGTTGGATTACTATTATGTGGGGAGAATTGAAGTGGATGACTGGAAATCCCAAAAAGATTTTTCGACAATAACTTTAAAATATAGACTCGAACCATATAAATATTCCATTCATGACGTTGGAGAACCGTGGATCTGGGACCCTTTTAATTTCGAAAACGGAATAATAAATAACATATATCAGGAAATGACTGGAGATACAGATACTTCTAAATATAAAGAATATATTTTCCGTGGTGAAAATCTGCCGATGCAACCAACATATGGTATTTTTAATGTTTCAGATCTACAGGATAACGATACTATAAATGTGAAATTTATCAATAATGAGCTAAATATATCGACTGAAACAACTTTATCAAATGGGTCTAATATCATGTATGATTTTATATTTTCAAATCTATCAGGACAAAATAATGTAATCATGCGCGTAAAAGGTAACGGTAAAATAAATATTTCTATGCATTTTAGGAGTTTATAACAATGATATATAAAATATATTGTGATGGTAATCTAATACATTATCCTCCAGCACTTGCTGATACATTAATTTTAAATGATGTAAAACTTGAACTTGGTGATAGTGACAGCGGATCCTTATCGTTTACTATATACCCAAATCATGATTACTATGGACATATCGTGATATTTAAATCTTTAATATGTGTATATCAAAATGATAAACTTATCTGGAAGGGGCGCCCATCATCAAATGATATGAATATGGATCAATCTATATCTTATACATGCGAAGGTCAACTAGCATTTTTAAATGATGTTTACTACCCAAAAGTGTATAATAAGTTAGAAACTGCGGGTCTTGAAGGCTGGTTAAAGAGAGTATTAAACACGTACAATGAACACAAAGAAGACCTTTATAAAATACAATTTGGCAGTATCGGAAATTTTGATGACTATAGTGGAACCAGTATGACTATGGGCTATCATGGTTATATAACATGCTTCGAACTACTGTCAAACATACTCGATTATTTTGGAGTTGGTGTTTACATAGCGTATGAAAACGGAGTTGCATACTTAAATGTATTTTTCGATGATACTCCAAATGAAGAGTTAATTCCAGTAGCAAATTGTCGTTTTGGAAAAAATTTAATAGATGCTACGGTGAGCTATGATATTGAAAACTTTGCTACAGTTTTAATACCATTGGGCGCTCCCCAAATTCCAGCAGGTTCTACAACTAATGAGACTAATGAAAACTTGTTGTTAGATATAACTTCAGTAAATAATAACAGTATATATATATTTAACCAACAAATAGTTGATACATATGGCTGGATCGAGCGCGTAAATGAATGGCGTGAGATAAATTCTCCAAATAAGTTAAAAACGGTTGGAGAAGCATACTATGAAAGTATGATAACACACCCTTTAACCATAGAAGCGACTATGCTCGATGAAACATATTCTAAAATCGAAGTTGAACCTCTTAAATTGTATGATCCAATACGCATCATATCTGGAGTCCATGGTTTAAACGTAGTAGATCGTATATGGTCTATGAGTTTAAATATTTCTGACCCAAGCCAAGACACTTATAAATTATCAAGTGTTACGCCACTATCGTTGATCGATATGGTCAACTAGAAAGGAGTAATGTATAATGTCTGTAACAAGTGATATAAGTTCTTTAAGTTCGCAATTAACTAGTTTAAATAATGATAAAATAAAATCAATAGTGACTAGTTTATCTAATAATAATTATCAATCAGGTAGTGTACAGTATGCCATTTTAAAAGGATTTGAATATTGGAAAAAATTTGGTCATCAGAGTTGTACTGTGTCACTTCAAAATGCTTCTGCATCATTAAGCGCCGAATATTATACTAGCGCAGCTGTGTCTGTAACAATAAGTGGAAATTTATTAGTACAATTTACAACATTTGTGGATAAGGTACTGACTTGGGTCGAAAATCATCCATCGCAATTAAATACTACACCAGCTGATGCTATAGAGAGAACTTATGAAATATTAGAAAGTAGTGTAACTAGCATACGCAATATTACATCCGACATCCGTGGTACATATACTAAAATGAATTATGATATTACTGCTGGACCTGGAGAAAAAGCAAATATAACTTCCGCCAAAAACATATTTAATTCTATTATAAATTTTGGTTATGCTCGTGCAAAAAATCATTATGACTATGCTATAAATACGATCAATTCACTAGGGGATACTATTGCCTCTCAAACTGGTTTTCCAAATAGTAATGATATTATTAACGAATATGCTACACAGTATGATCTTCGATCAAATGAATTTAAAATATCTACTTTAACAGGAAATAGTGCGACTGGATTAGCTCGTACACTTCCAGGATTAGAGTCATCTGTGAGCTCTAATAATCAAAGCGATAATGTAGTTCTACTAAATTATGTTAATGTGATATCAGATTTAACTAAATTGAAACAATGTTTTTCGATAACGCATAATTATCTCGACATTTTTCAAGATAACATTGGATATAATCCTAAAAAATATTATGACGATAATCCTGAAAAAGCGTATGTTATTGGTATGCAATTATACGATAGCCAAGAATATATATTAATAAATACATATTTGGTCATAGCTAAATCTTTAATGGACGAATGTTTAGATCGTTTAACTACCTGCGATAAACTAATTTCTTATTCAGAACAAATTAGAAAAAATGCAGTAGATAATAACATAAGAAACGTTGCATCTAGTTTAGCGAAGGAATTAAATACATTAAATGGTACTCTAGATACTTCAAATACTAATATTTCTAATATTGAAAACGACTTAGCAAAAACAAAGGTGACATTGTCTGCACTCATAAATGCACACAATAAAGGACTTCAATTATCTGTAATTGAATCATTGAGTGACGATATTGAAATTTCTACTATAAACGAAACTACTATCAACGATCATATACAAACTATACGTACAGGTATATATGGAAAAGATATAAGATCGTCTATAGCAAACGCACTCGAAATTTTACAAGAAAAAACAGATGTTAAGCATCTAACTGGTGTACATTGCAAATATGCCGATTGGATATCGGCTGGCCGACCGGATGACCATTATAATGTATATTTTATATATGACTCAAATATGATTATATATAGAGGTGTAATATATAATTTCAATGCAATAGATTCCAATAATATAGGTTATACTGATACTATTGATAGTGGTGCCAATTGGTTTATTTTTGACAATTCGATTGGCAATATAGATGCTGAATTATATATAGCAGACGTGCCAAATAGAACATAAAAATAGGAGTGATATAAGTGACTAATTATGAACATACATATTCCTATAATACTAATACATCGAATATGAATTTGGGAAATTGGGCAGAGATATTTTTATCTATTTTTAGAGATATGAATACTGCCATTTTGCAACCACCTGACGGATCTACTTCAAACCGAAATGTTGATGCATACAAGCATGTTATAGAAGATGGCACGTCATATGATTATTATGAATGGTCTGTACTATTTCAAGATACAGATGTAAATTCACCAATACATTTTAAACTAACAAATGAAAATATTATCGAAGATGGGACTACGGTTAACAACGATGTTAGAAATGCATCTATAAAGCTTTGGATGGCTTACCATAATTCGGAATATTCATTATCTTGGATTCCAATATTGCATATTCCACCAATACCAGCTAACGTAGGTAACTGGGGTGAAAATCAAACTACAAAACAGTATCATAGTATTCATACTATAGAAACTGAGTATGGAGACATATTTATTCAGGGATTTATTCAATGGCTAAAATATGTAGATGGTGGATATCAAGTTGACGAAGGTAGTGTTGGTCCAGGAGGATCTGTTTATTTACCACTATTTGCTTTAGTTCACGGCGCAAATCGCACTAATAGTTCAGACATTACAATGCTATGTTTAGGTTTTACTGCACCGAGAGCTATAGGTGGAGGAAATAGTAGTAAGAAATATCTACAAACATATGATTTACCAATGTTTGGAAAAATGGGAGGCGTATCTACCACCGTTGCCAATGCTGGAATTATAATGTATCCAACTATATTCGTAGCACCTGATGTCACAGTCGATACATCTATTGGTATTAAAATACCTCTAAATTTATGTTTGACAGCTGTCCCTGGTTTAGATTCTTCAACATCTGAAAATTTAAACACATCTGATAGCGTTTGTAATTATTGGAGACTTCCAGTGTATCCTGGGCCTATACAAGGCGTTTATCACAATGGAGTAACATCACCAAACATAAAAACGCAGCTTATGATACCCGTGGTAAATCCATATAGCTATTATATTCCACAATATTGTGGCCTGTTATTAATGTCCGATGTATGGAAAAGAGGAACCGGTGCCTTTAACGGTAAACAATATGTGTTTATTAATAATTTCGCCATGCGTCTCAATAAAGAATAAGCATTTATAATAAAACAGATTAAACGATGAGTGATTAAAATTAAATACAAGGGAGCCCATATCTTAAATGGTACGGACTCTTTTGTTTTTTCGAAACTTATTTATGAAAAAAGCACAGATTATAATAGGAGTGTGTGACGAGGTTCGTTAAATTTATTTTTGACGAGCAATACGATCATTAATAGTACAATGGTAGTACACCGGTTATCCGGAGACGTCGGTTCGAAGCTGACAGCACACTCTTTTGTTTTTTCGAAACTTATTTACGAAAAAAGCACAGATTATAATAGGAGCATAAGCTTCAATATTTTTTATAGGAGATGGTCGTTATGACACTTTTTGAGAAACATAAGCTGGGGGCTGAATTAAAGAAGGCATACTTGTTGAGAGGCTATGGGGGCGCTTTGCAGGTTATTACTTCTAATAAGGCTCTGATGGAAGAGTTACAAAAAGTTAAAAAACAAGATCCAGATTTAATAATGAAGTTGAAGATGTTTGTAGCAAAAATTTAAAAACAAGGAGTTCGTATCTTAAATGGTACGGACTCTTTTGTTTTTTCGAAACTTATTTACGAAAAAAGCACAGATTATAATAGAGGTAATACTCAAAATATTTTTAGAAAGGACTTGATTATATGTCAAAAAGAAGAAACAAAAACAATGTAGAAAATGAGGTTCAGGAGAATATCGTAGATATTACATCTGAGGAATTTACTGAAGTTGAAAATACGGTAATCAATGACGAATATTCTGAAAAAGTAAATGGAGATATTCACTTAACCGATTACTTAGATAGTTGCAAAACTAGGTTAAAAAGAGATCATCCAGTAGCAGTTCGAAGAGCTAAAACAGTTATAAAAGGCGCTGCAGCTGTTGCTGGTACGATCATTGCAAGCCTGGTTACTGCAGCAATCGTAGGGTTGGTTAGGGGTACAAAGTTTGTAGATGAAGATGACGTTATTGATGCTAATGACGACGAAAATATATTCCCAGAAAATGTCAACGATGACAATGAAGTTTTTGAAGTTGATGAGTTTACAGAAATTAAAGACAATGAATGATGATTTTTGAAGAATCCGATGAGTAAAACTTAAACGAGAGAGTTCGTATCTTAATTGGTACGGACTCTTTTGTTTTTTTTTTCGAAAAAGTCACAGAGTATAATAGAGGTAATACTCAAAATATTTTTCAGAAAGGACTTGACTTTTATGAGTAAAGATGAAGCAAAGAATAAGAATGAAGAGGTTAAAGATTGCATGATACGGCGCATGAAGAGCGAGTCTTGCGATGACGAAAATGCAGCTAAACTTGCAGATGCTTATAGTAAAGTCATAAATACAGAGGCAGAAAACCGTAAAAACAAAAATGATTTTTGGGGAAGTCTGTTAAACGTATTTGCGACTGTAATTGGCGGCGTAATTGCGGGTGGCGCAACATATCTTGTGGCAAAGACTCGTGCGAATGCACATATAAATGCGATCGATCACGTAGCATTCTATGAGGATAATGATGTCATATTTACAGGTAAAAAATTCAATGAAATTGGAAAAATTGAGTAAGTCTTAAAACGAGGAGTTCGTGTATATTTTACACGGACTCTTTTGTTTTTTATGTAAAGGAGAAATTAAAATGAATAGTAAGTATCGTATATTTGTATCTATGCCCATGCATGGTAAATCTGCTTCTGAGATAGCAGAAATGTTAAACTACGTAAAAAAAGCAGTTGCTAATGCTAAAACAACTAAACCTACAAAAAAAACATCAAATAATTTGGCTTTTTTACATGAGGGTTTAAATTTATATGATAATTATGAAATTATATGTACTAGTGATTGGCCAGCTTTAGATGAAACCATGCTTAAAAATTCTAACGAGCCGCGATTAAAATACTTAGCTAGAGCGATTAATATTTTAGCAGACTGCAATATTGCTATATTTTGTCCAGGATGGGTAAATGCCGCTGGTTGTAATGTAGAATATACAGCGTGTAAATTGTATTATATTCCAACGTTTCAATTGGAAAAAGATCATACGACCATAACTTTTCTGAGGGGGTAATAATATTGCTAAGGCGAGTTATTTTCCCACATCGATGGTATAGCAATCCATATTTTATAAATATATATTGGGAATATTTATACTATGGTAAGTTGGATTTAATAGACGTCGAGCCTGGCGTAATTATTAATAATTTATACGATTTAGACAAATTACCGGTTAATGCAAAGGAGAATGATAATATGGAAAAAAATAATAAAATATATTTGGCAACTATGCTTAATGAAGACCAAAATGACATCATAAATCATCTTTTACTTAATAGTGTTGAAGAGCATCCAGACGATTGTCGTATTTGTGACATATGTAAAAAAGAATTTGATGTGCCGGAAAATTGCACTGGCATGCCAAATGCCATTAATTTGTATACGGATTCTTCAGATAGTGTATCTGAAGGTTTTACATTGGATGTTTGTCCGGATTGTATGGCAGGACTATTTTACTTCATCGGTTCGAAGGGGGAAAGTTTATAATGCCATATATTCATTATCCATTCGAGGATGTCATAGATATAACAGACCCAAAAACCTGTATAGCATATCGTTATGCTAATAAAATGACGCAGAGAGAACTTGCAAAATCTATAAATATGAGTTCTTTTATGATATCACAATACGAATCTGGCAACGTAGTAGGTACCGATACGAAAAAACGAATACAATTATATTTAATAGATCAATTTAACAAATATTTCGAAGATGATGAACTCGTTATACAAATGATAACGAAACTAATCCATGAGGATGCAAATAATAAAAATCGTTTATACGAGATATTATTTGATGTTGTACATAATTATATTTTAAAAAGGGGAAATAAAAATGAATGATAATGTTAACCATCCAAAGCACTATGCTGGTGCTAAAGGAATAGAAGTAATAGACGTAATGGAAAATTTTATTCCACCGCTTGACGGTATGAAGGCTATATGCATGGGAAATATAGTTAAATACGTCCTTAGGCATCATCATAAAAATGGTGTAGAAGACCTAATGAAAGCTAGATGGTATTTGGATAGACTGATAAGTTATTATAACGAATCGGAAAAAGAAGATACTATCGATCATGATATCGAAGTGGATATATTTACTATAATATCGACGGATGAAAACTATATACAAGATATACATGACACATTTATAAACCTACCAACAAATAGATTACAATGGGATTATTTGATAGATTTAATGACGGAACAACAGCTAATTCCAAAATATACATATGTCGAAGTAAAAGAACTGAGATTACATATATGCAAACCATATTTACAGGAATCAACTATGTTGGTATTTAAAGCAATATTGGAGGACGGAGTAAATGCAAGATGATAGATATAAATTATCCAAGAAGGTCGTAGGTGAGCTCATATTTGAAAATCGAGATTGTGCTTCTAAATTTCAATCTTTATATACTAAATATTCTCCATATAATCCTACTTGGGCATATATTGGTTCTGCTTTGGGCGTAGCTATATCAGAGCACCCGTCCAAAATAACATTGGAGAAGTATAATATTACAGCCAAACTGACAACCGTCATACAAGATCAAGATGGAAATCCTTTGCATTTTACTGTCTTGGGCGAAGAGTAATACAATTTACACAGGAGGAGCATTATGACTGATTATTTGGTACCTTTTTTTCTCGGCCTATTAAGCGGGGCTATAGTGGCGATGATTATTGCCGGCATTTTTGTAATATCTGACTCTAAAGAAAACACTATGTCTGAAGCTGATGGGTCTCTTAAAACCTGGAAAGGAGAATGAGTTATGGACAAGAAAGCTAAAGTTATATTTGATGAATCATTTGCGACAGTATATCACAGTACTGGAACGGGTGTAGAAGAGGCAAGGCGACTCGAATGGATAGGGCGAGTATGCTACAATAGCCGTGATAAGATGACGAATAATAGTTATATTTCGTTTCTTAAAAACATAATCGCTAGAGGACACGAATCAGTACTCGAACATGGCTGTATGACTGTCCAGTTTTATGTTAACAGAGCAATTGCTAATGAGATTGTCCGGCATAGACTAGCGTCATATTCACAGGAATCAACGAGATATGTTGATTACTCTAAAGAGATACATTTTATATTACCGTCCGATAGTTCCTACTGGACTAAAGAAAAAGTACAGATATTTATGGACAGAGCTGCTAGACAATGGGATGCTTACAATGAGCTTCTTCAAACAGATGAAGGTACTAGAAAACAAGTTGCTAGGGATATTTTACCACTATGCACTGCAACTAAAGTCGTTATGACCGCCAATTACCGCGAATGGCGTCATTTTTTCAAGATGCGTTGTGATAAAGCGGCTCATCCCGATATGCAAATGGTTGCTAAAGAAGTCCTAACAGAAGCTCACGCAATTATACCAGTCATATTTGACGACTTATACGAAAAATATATAGGAACGGAGGACTAAAAATGGGTAATTTAAAAGTTCCAAATGTCGTAGGAACATTGAAGTTTGGTTGTGCTTCTGCTGCGGAAGAATTTAAAAATATAATTGAAACCAGTAGATATCGCGATGTTTTAGATTTAATAGATATATGTAGAACATTAAATGCAAAACAGAATTGTGGCTATGAACTACACGAATATTCACCAGCACACAATAATATCACCAAAATTGTCGAGTCAACAGATGATTCCACGGTCTTCTGGCTTATTTCTGGCTTACATGAAGTTAATGGTACAAAACACTTAATTGGTTCGTTAGAGTTTGACAATGTCCAAATCGCTAACTTATTTTTAGCTAATTTGGATATTACCCAAAAATTAACTATAGCAGATCTGATAAATATATGTCAAAAAGTTATAAAACTGTGGCATAACGATTATGTGTCTACAACATTATATAAACTGACTATATCATATTCTGTCGATTTTATTGGTGATATCATACGAGATCCATTTACCGATACACGTTTTTGCTTATTAGGTTATTAACTTTACGAAAAAAGCACGTTCTATAATAGGAGACTATATGTCTTACTATATTTATGAGGTGATTTTTATGTCAGAAAAAACAAAACTTTTGCAGAAATGTAAAGAAGTACGCCAAGGAGTAGACAATCTACTTAGTATGGTTGAAGCTGATGGTTATAATTATGACTGTTGGAATGAAAAGCATGAAAGCGCAACGACTAAGCTCAGTGAAGAAATTGATAGTTTCGCTGAGATGGTTGAAGATGCTGAATACCTTTCTAGAACAGAGCGTAAAGAATATATCACAACTTTGATGGTAGCTAAATATATTGAAGGCTTTTTATTGGGTACTTATTCAGCAAAGAACGCAACAGAAAGTTGTATTTATCTTACTTGGAATCCTTTAGAAGAAGTAAACTAAAGTCTTAAAACGAAGGGCTCGTATCTTAAATGGTACGGGCTCTTTTGTTTTTTTTATCCGTTAAAGTTTGGTCTTAGGTCCAATAGATATACTATAATGGGATATCGATTAGTGATTTGCAAAGCCTTTTATGTAATAAAAATTATATTTTTGAGAGGAGATTTTTTACTATGAAAATCGTAAACTTAGAGGAACTGAGAAAGAAAATTGATGAGCTCAGAGGGTATGATGCCAAATTGGCATACGCAGCCGGTTGGGATGACGCTATAAGTATAGATGTTATTCTTGATGGTTTCGGTGTGTTCACAGCTACTGCACAAAAAATAACAGAAGACCATGTTGTATTCATGTTTGACGATTGTATTGCTTCTATGCCGATGAATATCACAGGAACCAATGAAGGCGGTTATCAAAAATCAGGCCTTTGCTACTGGATAAATACAGTTCTGAGAAATGCATTTCCTGAGGAAATCGCACAGGATCTTACTGATATTTCTATTCCTACATATGGTCAGATTTTCGGACATGATAAAATTTACCATGAATACTTTGAAACTGACGGAGATGAGCAGTTTGAACTTATGAAAAAAAGAAAGAATCGCATTGCCGATTATGAAGATAAACCCGAATTGATCTGGCTACAAAATGCTACTAAAAACGAATTCTCTCCGACTCTTTTCGCTCTCGTCAGCCTCAGCGGCGCTGTGAACTACCTCAACGCAGCGAGCTCGATTGGCGTTCGTCCGGTATTTACCTTATCCGTTTAAATCTCCACCCCCTTGTGGGTGGTTTTATATTTTAGAAAGGAATAATATTTTATGGTTAATAAAGAACAATATTTACGTACAATGACGTATATAAACGTTAATTTGCCAGAAGCCGATATTTATGACCAATTGGCAGAAGAATGTATAGAGATGGCGCATGCATGTCATAAAATGAGTAGGCACATCCGCGAGACAAACCCGACTCCGTTAACCGAGGATGAAATATATTCTCAATTGGATGAGGAGCTCACCGATATATATGTTTGTCTTGATGCTTTATCTGTACGTCCAGAAATAAACGAGGAACTAGCTTCGACTAAAGCTGAAAGATGGGCTAATCGAATTTCTATTGAGGAGGCAAAATTATATGAATAACAACGACTTCGACCCTACCAGTGGTTGCGCTGGATGTTTTATAGGGTTTGCACTTCTGTGTGTAGTAATATTATTAATGGCGATAGGTGGTATGCTTACGATCTGGCTCGGACTAAATATACAAACACTTCTAATAATTGCATTGGCTGCTTTCTGTGTGCCAATGATTATTATTGGTTTGGCTAAAATATTGGGTTCGTAAAACACTCAAACATTTTTAAAAAAGTAAACTAAGTCTTAAACGAGGAGTTCGTGTATATTTTACACGGACTCTTTTGTTTTTTTATATTTAGAAAAAGGAGAATGAAACATGACATCGAAAAAAATCATGAACATGTGTGATAATATTGAGATCGAGCTCAAAGATATTTATGCAGAGTTCGGACGTGATGGACTTACGGAATCAGTTGTATCTAAACTTTTAGACTTGAATTTTGAAGGTGTCCCAGATCTTTTAAACAACTGGCAAAAGATGCATTTATCTATATTTACGAGAAAGAAAGTTAAAGATCGGGTTCTTAATGTATTGGATGATGTAAATTATTATACGGGTGTAATGCTTGAATCTGATTTTATAATAAATGTTAACAAAGAGGAGAATGAATCATGAAAAAAAAGATTAGACGCTTAAAACTTGGGAAACTTATACACGAAGCTGAACGTAAAGGAATCTTATATGGCGATTCTACGCATAACAGATTCCTTATGTATGCTGCCACTCCCTGCCATGAACATATTTACACTGGCATCGATACTGCGTTCATGCTCTTTTGTTGGAAGTACAAAGTGTTTAAACAGATGAAAACGAAAAACAAAAGTGGATATTCCAGTGACATGAATTTACAATATTTAATTAATTGTTTTTTATCCGTTAAAAATTGTCTTGGTCCAATTGATATACGATAAAATCACAGCCTATAATAGGAGACTATATGTCTTACTATTATTTGAAAGAGGTTGATTTTATGTTAACACATGAAGAACTTATGGAGGCATGTCAGGATTTACAGGATGCAGTTGATGCGTTACTGAATGCTATGCGTGAAAATGGTGGTATTTTCAATCTAGATCTTGATGCTCACGAGATTTATATGGATAACATGATTCATACGGAAGACTTCCTATGGGCAGTATATCTTGATAATCGTGATAGCATGTCGGACGAAGATGCTGAAGCAATCATTAGAACGATTGTAGTATGTAGTAATGTTGAAGGTTTTGCGGCTGGTACTATGGATATTGCTCCAGAGGTTAGAATGCTTGACGTTCAATGGGACGAGATTTAAATGAGGTGAGAATAGTTAAGTCTTAAACGAGGAGTTCGTGTATATTTTACACGGGCTCTTTTGTTTTTTATATTTAGAAAGGAGAATGATTATTATGTTTGAGAAGTTTATTAAAAAGGGCGTCACTAAAGCAGTAGAGACGGCTAAAGTAGAGGTTATGGATGCAGATATTCAGAAAGACCTTGCTGAGTCTGTCACAGGCAACATGGTTCCAATTATAGTGCAGGGCACTACAGAAGCTATCAAAAATGAAGTTAAGAAAACGATTATACCATGGGCTATAGGTATTATTGCTTTTGGCATATTTACATATGCGATGAGTCATAAAACTATCGTGATTAAAGTTTTGCGATAAAATCACGTTCTATAATAGGAGACTATATGTCTTACTATAAAAAAAAGTAAACTAAGTCTTAAAACGAGGAGTTCGTGTATATTTTACACGGACTCTTTTGTTTTTTTTATATATTTAGAAAGGAGAATGAGTTATGAATATTTCTGCAATATTCAAAGCAGTTGCCGGAAAACTGGGTAAATACTCTCCGGAGATAATGGTCGGTTTAGGCATTGGTACAATGATATTTGGTGCTGTTGTTGCTGTAAAAGCAAGTCGCAAAGCCGATGCTAAGATGGAGGAACTTGAGGAAAGATGTGAAAAGGAGTTTAACGATGGTCAAAGAGAGGATAACACACCTACAATCAAAGAGAAAGCTAAATACGTTTGGACTAGCTATATTTTTGCTGGTATCACAATTTCAGCAGGTGCGGCATTAATAATAGCTGCCATGATCGTTAAAAATAAACGTTTTAAAGCTCTTGCCGCCATGTATACATTGTCAGTAGAGGCTTTAAAGGCACATAAAGAAAAACTAGAAGAGCTTGCTGGGTCTAAAGAAAAAATGGAAGAAATATCCAATGAAATAAATGAAAAAATAGAGACTCGCATACATGACACGGCCAAAGGTAAACGAAAATTGCCAAGTGGTGTCCATCGATATTCTATAAATGAGGTATATGATTGCATTCCTGGAAATGGTTTTGACCTTATTTATGACGAGTACGGTGGACGATATTTCTGGTCGTCAGTCGATGACGTTGAGAAGGCATTTGCTATAACAACCGCAGAAGCAGCGCGTGACCCATATGGGGATTGGTGTGTGAACGATATGTATGACGAGCTTAATCTTGATCATACGGAAGCTGGTAGTCGAGGATATTCTGAAGTATCGCCACGTATGGCAGGGTTAGCATGGGATACATATTCACCGAACGGTAAGATTTCGATTTGGAAATTCAATTTCCAGAAAGAATTTGATTATTGATATATTTGAAAGGAGTTTTCATCATGAAAGAAGAAACTATTAAAACGATAGCTAATGTTACAGGTATTGCTGCTGGAGCTGCAGCAGAAGCAGTAATTTCCAGCCTGCTACGGGCGCATATTCCTGCGAAAGCAGTAAGAGGCGTTGTATTTAAATGTGTCACAAAATGTGTCACAACAGTTGGCATCGGGGTACTTAGTTGGGTTGTTGGGTGCAAAGTAGCTGACCATGTTACCGATTTTACTATTGGTATTGCTTACGAAGTAGAAGATATTAAATCTGATATTAAAAAGAAGTTGAATGGTGGTATTGACAATACAGAGGAGAATACAAAAGAGGTAGACTTTTCGGAAAACGAAGATAATAATGATGAAGGCACAGAGGAGAATACAAAAGAGGTAGACTCTTCGGAAAACGAAGATAATGATGATGAAGACGATGTAAGTCCGATCACATATTTCGAATTTGCTAAGTATGGGGGCAAAGACATTGCGGAAGAGTCACTGTCACGTTTTGTCGGACATTTGCGTGGATTCATGGCGTACGATACTGTGACTGGAAAAGTTCGTCATTTATTAAATCTGAATGACTTAAATCCAAACGAAATATATTGGGTCGCCAGTTTGGTAAATGACTTCGCGCAGGTAGTTAATGTCGGAGATGAATGGGCATTGTTCTTACCTAAACCATTTAACTATAGAAAATGGAGAGGATGTGAGATACATAATGTCTGATAAAAAACATATAGCAGAAGTAAGCAAAAAAACTACTGCTACTCGATTCAAAGAATCATTTCTAGCGGATGCTGGGTTGGATATTAAACAGGCAGTTGTCGATGAGATAATCAAGCCTGCTATATGCGATATAATTGCTCAAATACGGGATACTATATTTGGCACTATCCAAGATAGCACGGACTTATTCCTATTTAAAGAAGTCAGAGGACGCAGAAGTAGGTCGGGACGACGAGTTGATCGTGGGTATACGAGTTACTCGGATATTTATAAGTCAGATAGACAGGATGGAGATAGTTCTCTATATCGTAAATATTCTGGTGTAACGGACAAAGTTGTCATTCGAGGGCGATATTTAGATGAAACTATATCTTTTGATACTAAAGTTGCAGCTGACGACTTAGTGGCAGATATGGAAGATCTCATGGAAGAACAGGGAACGGTATCTGTATTTGACCTATATGATATGCTTGGCAAAACTGCGGACTTTGTGTATAAAGATTGGGGATGGGATTCCATGGCGAATATTCACGTCGAGCGTCACGGAAGACGATTCGAAGTTGTCTTACCTCGTTTGGTAAGTTTAAAATAATTAATAAAGGAGATTATATTTATGAATTTGAAAGTATTGGTAAGCGCTGTTAAAGTTGGTGCTAAAGGAACTGTTGAAATGGCAAAAATTCATAGCCCAAAGATATTACTTGGACTTGGAATTGCCGGAGTAACGATTGGTTTTGTGTGGGCGATCACTAATACCGCAAAAAAACTTGATAATGTTTGTGAAAAGCATGTGAAGAGTATTGACCATCTTAAAGAACTATATTCTACAGATGACGGTGAAGAGCTCACAGAAGGCGAAAAAAAAGAACTTGCTCAGGAAACTATTAAGGAAAAAGCTCACTTTATATTTGATATCGTGAAAACTTACATCGGGCCAGTGTCTATAACTGCTCTCGGCGTGGCAAGTATTCTTATGTCTCACCATATTTTGAACGCGAGATATTTGGGTGCTTGCGCTGCTTTACAATCGGTCACAGAAGCTTATGCACAATATCGTGAGAAAGTTATTAATGATCAGGGTATTGAAAAAGACCTTGAATATTCATCACAGCCGAAAACCGAGGTCGTTGTGGATGAAAATGGTGATAAATATGTTAAAACTATGTCTTCTATAGATGACGTAAATACAATAGTTCGTGTATTTTCAGAATGTACGTCTGATGCTTGGAGAACTGTTCCAGATTATAATTATGCTTTTATATCTGGCCAGTTGAACGCTGCAAAACGAGAAGGATTCAGACGTGGGCATTTATTTTTGAACGATATTCTGAAGATGCTCGGGCTTGCAGAGTCTGAAGCTGGCTGTTACCTCGGATGGAATATTCACATGGGTGATGAAATTGTTGTAGAATATACGGATGTAAGCAATCTCGAAAACCTAAAAGATACTGTCAATAAATCAAATGCATGGACTTTATATTTCAAAGGAATGAGAGTCCTACCTCCAACTTTGGAAAAAGAGGACATGTTACAACCGTATAGGAATGCGGTAGAAGAGTATAGGCGCGCTATGGTCGAAGGGGGTGTATTGCATGGGACCGAGTGATGCGTTCTTTTTTCAATTATTTTATCATCAGTGAAGAAGGAGAGGATTACAATGAATAAGTTCGTCATATTTCTTGGAGGGGTGGTTGTTGGCGGTGCTATTGGCGCCGTCGCAACTTATATTTTCTACGGGCGTAAGGCAGAAGAAAAAGCTCTTTCATTTTACGAGGAACAGGTTGCTATTTTTAAGAAAACCGAAGAAGATAAGAAAATTATACCTTTGGAAGAGGATAAACCTGTTAAATTTACAGTAAAAGAAGAGGACCGTAAAGCCGCCGTAGATTCCCCTAGCAGCCCGTCTGAGGGACTTAAATTTAAAAGGGATAAGAATATGTATACGTCATATTCTAAGCTCACAAAGGCGTACAATGCGAATATGGGACCTTCTGAGGATAATACTCAACCATTGGAAATAATTACTGAAGATGATGAGCCCGAAAAGGTATCATATTTGCTTAAAACGTATGAGTCTGTGAAGCTTATTTGTTATCCTGACGAGAATATTATAGAAAATGATGTAGAGGATGAAGACCTTGGTGACTTTGATGATTTTGACGATAAAAACGGCGTTTATATTTTTGACGCTGTTGGTAATTTCGGTTTTAGCATTGCAGATACTGTCATATGCATGCACGTTGGCGATGCGGTTACCGGTGATGATGTTGACCCTTTGTATGTTGTCGATCATAATAAAGAACTTATTTATTGTGTTGAATATTCATGGGGTCCGTCTAGAAAAAGTAAACTAGCAGGAGCTGATTGATGTGAGATTCGAAGATAGGCATAGATATTTGTATTTCGTGTGGATGAAAGGTTATATACCATATACAGATGGTTATGACCAGCTATTATTTAAGCTCAATCATACTATTTTTACGTGGCCGGAAAGTATTCCACGTGACGAAAATAGAGCTGCTGACGCTATAAGTTTGCGTAAAAAATTTATATCTGAAACCATATTTCCTGGGGAATCTGAAGAATACTTTTTAAAAGTTCAAAAAGTATTAATGAAACAACCTCCATCAGTTTTAGAAGTTATTTTAGCTTTGTGTTTGCGGATGGAAGACATGATGGGTGTAGACACTTATAATGCGGGAGAATGGTTTTGGCAAATATTGGATAATCTTCGAATTCGTTATGAAGATGACGATTTTGTTGATGACAGAGTCAACGATGATTACGAAAATAAGATGGAAATTTTCTTAAATCGAGAGTATGACGCTAATGGAAATGGGTCTGCTTTTCCTGGAATTTTTTATGCGTATAAAGGCGTAAATGCGTATGATATTGAGCTTTGGTACCAGTGTAATTGGTATCTTAGTGATATATTTTAAAGCTCAATTCTAGGACTTTTTTCTAGGAGTTTTCCTAGTACTTTCTAGGAGTTTTGAAAAATCGTTATTTTTTAGACGAGTTTTTTAATAAGTTTCTAGGAGTTTTGAAAAAAAAAGTCCTAGAATTCTAAAGTTTCTAGGAGTTTTGAAAAAAAAGTCCTAGACCCAAAAACCGCATGGTTAAGCCATTTTTTGGGCATTTTTTTAAGTTTCTAGGAGTTCTAGGAGTTTTTTGGTAAGTTTTTTTTCAAAAAATTAATTATATAGAAAAGTAACTAAAAATAAAACTCCTAGAACCTAGATGTAATGAAAGAGGTGAAAAATGTTCAATGGATTTTGTACAAATTGTTACTAGCGTTGACCGCAATGGAGTGACAATCGTTGAACCAAAGTTTATTGTAAATCGACGAATTTCCGATCTCATGACGAGGGGTAAAGCTTTCTATTGTGTTTGGAATGAAGAGACCAATGAATGGACGACAGATGAAACAGTAGTTGCCGATTTAATTGACAAACAAATACAAGAAGTATATAAAAAAGAAACTGAAAAAGGCAATCCGGCTCGGATGATATCTATGCGAGATTTTAGTACGCGTAAATGGATTGAATGGCAAACATATTACAAATCGTTGCCAGATAAATATTTCAAATTAAATAATAAAATTTTATTTGCAGATCAAAAAATGAAACGGTCTGATTATGCTACAAAAACTTTACCATACAGTTTGTCTGACGGCACGATATCTAATTATGACCATCTGATATCAACGTTATATTCGGAAGAAGAACGTAGAAAAATCGAATGGGCAATAGGTTCTATATTTACCGGAGATAGTAAAAAGATACAAAAGTTTTTGGTATTATATGGTGATGCTGGAAGTGGCAAATCAACAGTTTTGAATATTATTGAGGATTTGTTTGAAGGTTATTGGGCACCATTTAATGCAAAAGATATTTGTTCCTCACGTAATCAATTTCCTCTGGAAGTATTTCAGTCAAATCCTTTGGTGGGAATACAGCATGACGGAGATTTAAGTCGGATTGAAGACAATACTATATTTAATAGCCTAGTGTCGCACGAAATGATTCCAATGAATGTTAAGCATAAATCTATATATCATGAAAAGTTTGATGCATTTTTATTCATGGGAACAAATTCACCAGTTAAAATTACAGATTCCAAATCTGGTATATCTCGTCGATTAATCGTTGTCCATCCAAGTGGAAATACCCTTAAAGCCAATGAATATAATAAGGCTGTAAAAGGAGTTAAAACTGAATTAGGTGCAATAGCAAAGCATTGTATATCTGTTTATAATGAACTTGGGCCACATTTTTATGATTCATACCGTCCGATAGATATGTATGAAGAAACTAATGATTTTTATAATTTCATGAGTGAAATGTATGATATTTTCAAAGATGGTGTGACATTGAATAATGCTTGGAAAGCGTATAAGGACTATTGCGAGGAAGCAAAAGTTCCATACCCATATTCTAAAAGAGTATTTACAACGGAGCTTAAAAGTTATTTTCGGTTTTACGATAAACAAAAATGGTTACCATCTGGTGTAAATGCAACGAATTATTTTAGTGGTCTCATAGATAAAAAATTTGGTAAGATAGAAACTGTCGCAGAAGTTAAAGAGATAATTGATATTCCAGAGTGGTTAAAACTCAAAGCGCAACCGTCTATATTTGATAAATATTATTCAGATTGCAAGGCACAATATTCTATTGAAGAGAATGGTACAATTAGACCACAATATAAATGGGATAAAGTAAGAACTACACTATCTCAACTTGATACCACTAAAGTTCATTATGTTCAATTGCCAAATGCGCAACATATTTGTATTGACTTTGATTGCAAAGATAGTGATGGTAATAAATCTTTAGAAATATCTATAAAAAAAGCGGTCGAACTTGGCTTACCAGAAACATATGCCGAAACATCCCAAAGTGGAAATGGATTGCATCTTAGTTATATTTATGATGGCGACAGTTCTCGATTGGCAAATAAAATTGAAGATGATATTGAGATTAAGGTGTATGTCGGTAATGGCGCACTTCGTCGAAAAACATATTTGTGCAACGATTGTGACATAGCTCATATTTCAGGCGGACTTCCATTTAAAGAGGAAAAGGTGAATCATGTGATAGATAATTTTTATATTGAGAATGATAAAAAATTGAGAGCAATGATAATTAAAAATTTGAATAAAGGCTATCATAGCTCCACAAAATCGTCAATTGACTATATTTATTATTTATTAATGAAAGCTAAAGACGAAGGCATAACGTATGATGTAACGGATTTAAAGCACGCAGTTCGATATTTTGCAGCATGCTCAACACATCAATCTGCATATTGCCTAAACCTTTTTCAAAAGATGCCATTTTCTTCTGAAGAGAACGAAATGGATGCAGTAATGCGAGAGCGAGATAGTAACGATGACCGATTCATATTTTTTGATGTTGAAGTGTTTCCTAACGTGTTGATAGTATGCTGGAAGTATGAAAACGATGACATAATACAGCGGTGGATACAGCCTACCCCTGAGCAAATCGAATGGTTATTAACTAAACGTTTGATAGGGTTTAATAATCGTAAATACGATAATCATATTGTGTATGCTAGATGCATGGGGTATAATAATTTGCAACTCTTTAAATTATCCAAACGGTTGATTGCCAATAACGCGGATTCATATTTTAGTGAAGCGTATGAAGTATCATATGCGGACGTTTTAGACTTTACCACTAAAAAACAATCATTAAAGAAGTATGAAATCGAATTAGGCATGCTTCACGTGGAGAATGCATATCCTTGGGATGAGAATTTGGACGAATCTCATTGGGCCGAAGTTGCTGAATATTGTGCTAACGATGTGCTAGCAACTGAAGCCACGTTTAAAGCTCGTCATGCTGATTGGAAAGCAAGATGTATATTGTCGGATTTAAGTGGATTAACTCCCAACGCATCAACAAGAATGCACACTACTAAAATTATTTTTGGCAACGAAAAGCACCCTAAACTTGTGTATACAGATTTATCTACTATATTTCCAGGATATGTGAAGATGGAAGACGGAAAATCCAATTATATGGGTGAAGATCCAGGTGATGGTGGTTATGTATATGCCGAACCAGGAGTATATTTTAATGTGGCATTACTCGACATTGCGAGCATGCACCCAAGTAGCATCGAGTTGTTAAATTTGTTTGGTGAATATACACAGCGATTTAGTGAGATTAAACAAGCCCGTATATTTATCAAACATAAAGATTATGAATCGGCTAAGAAAATATTGGACGGTAAGCTTGCTCCATATTTGACGGATGAAAAAGAAGCTAAAGAATTAAGTCAAGCTTTAAAAATAGTCATAAATAGCGTATATGGCTATACTGCAGCCAGTTTTGATAATCCATTTAGAGACCCTAGAAATGTAGATAATATTGTTGCAAAAAGAGGGGCTTTATTTATGATTAATCTTAAACATGAAGTTCAGAATAGAGGATATACGGTGGCGCATATTAAAACTGATTCTATTAAAATTCCAAATGCAGATAAAGACATAATTGACTTTGTCATGGAATATGGTAAAAAGTATGGTTATATATTTGAACACGAGGATACTTATGAACGAATGTGTTTAGTAAATAATGCCGTTTATGTTGCTAAAGGGAACGACGGGGCATGGCACGCTGTTGGGAAGCAGTTTCAAGTTCCTTATGTATTTAAAACTTTATTTTCTGGAGAACAAATAGAGTTTGCGGACTTATGCGAGTCGAAATCGTCCAAAGATGCTTTATATTTGGATTATAATGAAAATTTACCTGATGGTGAGCATGACTATGTATTTGTCGGAAAAGTTGGTTTATTCACTCCAGTTAAATCTGGTTATGGTGGGGGAGAATTATATCGTTATGCCGATAATAAATATTCTTACGCTACAGGCTGTAAAGGATATAGATTTAAAGAGTCTGGAAATATTTCAGACATGACTATGGTGGATATGACATATTATGATAAATTCGTTGAGGATGCAGTCGACGTAATTGACAAGTATGCCAAAGAAATAAATATTACTGCAAATGATTTTATTAAAGGAGAAAAAAAACAATGAGTAAAGTATGGTTTGACGAGAGAGGAAATCTTGTAATTGAAGGTGCCAAAACATTTTGGCGTAACTTTAGCGGCCGTGAACGCAAGTATAATCCAGCAGGCGTTCGTAATTTCTGTGTGCGAATCGACGATGAGGCTATTGTTAAAAAACTGGTAAATGATAAATGGAATGTTAAGTATATTCCAGCGAAGTCAGAGGATGATGATGAGGTTGCTTATATTCAGGTGGCTGTTAGGTATGGCACGGTTTCCCCGAGCGTATATTTGATCGCAGGCAGGCAAAAGACGTATATAAATGAAAGTCTTATTGGTGACCTCGACTCGGCAGAAATAGAAAATGCGGACCTTATAATTCGTGGCCGTAAATGGGGCGATGAAAACAGAGTCAAAGCATATCTTAAAACTGGATACTTCGAAATAATGAAGGACGTGTTTGCTGATAAGTATATGTTTGATGAAGACGAAGATGACCTGCCCTTTGATGTATAAATATTACAAGGAGTTGTTATTATGTTATTCGAACATCAAATAGCAGCTCTTGAAAAACTCCGGAATGGCTCCGTCCTAGTTGGCGGAGTCGGAACCGGGAAGTCAAGGACTGCATTAGCATATTATTATACAAAAGTAATGGACGGAGTAATTGATAATAATGGCGAAATAATTGACGAACCGTCAATACACGTCCCATTATATATTATTACTACCGCTAAGAAAAGAGATAGTGCTGAATGGGAAAAAGAGTTAGCTTATTTCTTATTAAATACTGAAGATCGCGTGATGGCAAGTGTAACAATCGATTCGTGGAATAATATAGAAAAATATAAATCAGTAAATAACGCATTTTTTATTTTCGATGAGCAACGAGTTCCTGGTAAGGGAGCTTGGGCTCGTAACTTTATAAAAATTGCAAAGAAGAATCGTTGGATATTATTGACAGCTACACCGGGTGATACGTGGATGGACTATATTCCAATTTTTATAGCCAATGGATATTATAAGAATCGTAGTGAATTTATTCACAAACACGTTGTGTACAAGACATACGCTAAGTTCCCAATAATCGATCATTTTACGAATGTAGATGATTTATATTATCTAAAGCGAAAGGTATGTGTTCCAATGTACATGGCAAAGAAAACAATACCGGTAGATTCATATTTAAACGTTGATTACGATGCGGACAAATATAAAACTTGTGTCGTTAAACGATGGGATATAGAACGAGATGAGCCACTGACAAACATATCAAGAACCTTGTATCTAGCTCGCAAAATAATAAACAGTGATGTTGACCGAATATTGGCGGTTGAGAGTGTGCTAACAGAAACACCCAAGTGTATAATATTTTATAATTTTGATTATGAATTAGAAATTCTACGAACTATATGCGAGAATAAAAGTATTCCATATTCAGAATGGAATGGGCATAAACATGAGGACATATTAACTGGTGACAGATGGGTATATCTAGTTCAATATTCTGCTGGTGCCGAAGGATGGGAGTGCATAACAACAGATCACATTCTATTCTATTCGCAAACATATTCGTATAAGACACTTGCACAGGCAAAAGGACGAATAGATAGACTTAATACCCCATATGACAAATTATATTATATACATCTCGTTTCTTCAGCGCCTTTAGAACGAGCGATATTAAATTGTCTAAAGAAGAAAGAAATTTTTAATGAAGGACGATATATGCGTCATGGAGATAGTGGAGGTTAACATGGAAAATAAAAAGCATAGAGGTAGGCCAATAAACCATAAAAAAGTTCGTGTTATAGAGACAGGCAATATTTACAAATCTTATGCCGATGCGGCAAAAGCAATACAAGGGCATAAAGGTGATATATTACTTTGCTTACGTGGACATCGGAAACGACATAAAGGATATTCATTTGAATATGTGCAGGATGAAGATGAATAAGTTTCCCGAAAAAATCACGGACTATAATAGAGAGGGAGATACTGGCCTATTTTGGCGGTTTCTCCCTTTTTATTTTTTTTCATAAAAAAGGGGCAATTTTTATGCTAGAAGGAACTTATCAATTTGAATTAAAAAAAAGAATTCAACGAACGCTTCCGAACGCCATTATAATAAAAACAGATGATATTCAGGGATTTCCAGATTTACTAATTTTGTATAATTGTAAGTGGGCGGCGTTGGAAGTTAAAAGATCTAAAGATGCTCCGCACAGACCCAATCAAGATTATTGGGTTCGAAGGCTGGATGACATGTCATTCGCAGCTTTTATATATCCTGAGAATGAAGGGGAAATTTTAGATGAACTGGAACAGTCATTATGCTCTTGAAGGCAAGCATGCATTTTTGAGTGCATCTAATTGGCACTGGCTTAATTATACTCCAGATAAATTGCGAGAAGTATTTATTTCAGACAAAGCAAAAGAAATCGGTACAAAATATCATGAAATAGCAGCTAATGATATTCGGATGAGATTAAAACGTCCAAATAATACCCAGACATTCAACCGATATGTCAATGATGCTATTAAGCTTAGAATGCAAGCAGAACAAAAATTAGTATATAATAAATTTGCATTTGGTACAGCTGACGCTATTTCTTTTGACGGAAAAACTTTGCGTATATTTGATCTAAAAACTGGAAAGAAACCAGCGCATATGGAACAGCTTCAAATTTATGCCGCTCTATTTTGTTTAGAGTATGATAGAGACCCTTATGATATGGACTACGACCTAAGAATTTATCAGAATGATGATATAATTTATGGTGAGATATATCCTGAAGATATTAAAGATATCATGATAAAAATAAAAGAATTTTGCACTATATTGGATGAAATGGACGGTGAGATCGAATGAATATGTTTGATGAATTTGATGAATTTGATGAAGATTCATTAGCACATTATGGTACTCCGAGACATTCAGGTCGATATCCTTGGGGCTCTGGCAAAAATCCCCAACGTTCTAAACACTGGGGACAAAGAGAAAAAGATGCCATGAAATCTGGTGACAGTATTAAAGATAGAGCTGAAGCTAATGGAATTACTGTTAGAGAATACAAAGCTTTGCGTACTGCTATGAAAAATGATCAATGGAATCGTGACTCAAGCATGGCGGTAAAACTTCGCGATAAAGGTATGTCTCTAACTGCTATATCTGAACGTATGGGTGTACCAATTTCAACCGTAGAATCATATTTGGATCCAGTTAGGCAAGAACGTTTCAAAAAATTACAAGGTACTGAAGATGCATTAAAGCGAGCGGTTAAGGAAAAAGGCTATATCGACGTGTCGGCGGGCGTTGAACACCAGCTTGGCGTTACAAAGAATAGGCTTGAGAACACTGTTGATATTTTGGAAATGGAAGGATATAAAGTTCAAAATATCAAGGTTCCACAACTTGGTACAAAGCAATTAACTACCGTTCGTGTGTTAGCAGCTCCTGGAACATCGTCTAAAGATATTTGGGATAACAGATTCAATGTCCGTATGGTTGATGAAACTAGTACAGACGGAGGCAAAACATACGAAAAGCGTCCAATTAAAAATATTGATTCTAAAAGAATTGCTATTCGTTATGCAGAAGAAGGCGGCATAGATAAGGATGGCGTCATAGAGTTAAGGCGAGGGGTTAAAGATTTAGACCTTGGAAATTCTCGATACGCACAGGTTCGTATAGCGGTCGATGGGACACATTATTTAAAGGGAATGGCAATATATGCCGATGATTTGCCAGATGGAGTTGATATTAGGTTTAACACCAATAAACACAAAGGCACTCCAAAAATGGATGTTATGAAAAAACAGGAAAATGACCCGGACAATCCATTTAAAGCAGCATTAAAAGATGGACCAGAGGGCAGAAGAGGATATTTGAATATTGTTAGAGAAGAAGGGGATTGGAAAGAATGGTCTAGTACACTTGCTTCTCAGTTTTTATCTAAGCAAGAAGTAAGCTTGGCTAAAAAGCAATTGGATATATCTTTAAAATCTAAACAAGACGAATTTGACGATATAATGAATTTGACTAATCCTCTTGTTAAAAAACAATTTTTGCAGTCTTTTGCAGATGATTGTGACTCAGCCGCAGTGCATTTAAAGGCTGCAGCATTGCCAAGACAAACAACAAATGTTATATTACCCTTACCTTCATTGAAAAAGAACGAAATCTATGCTCCGAATTATCAGAATGGAGAAGAAGTAGTTTTAGTTCGATATCCGCATGGAGGTATTTTTGAAATTCCAAGGCTTATCGTAAATAATAATAATAAAGACGGAAAAAGACTTTTCCAGAATGCGAAAGATGCAGTTGGTATACATCCAACAGCGGCAGCACAGTTATCAGGCGCGGATTTTGATGGAGATACGGCATTAGTAATTCCGACAAAAGGTTTGAAAATAAAAACTAAAGAATATTTTGAAGGTCTTAAAAATTTTGATCCTAAAGAAGCATATCCCAAACGCCCTGGTATGAAAAGTATGGGCAAAAAGGGTGGACATAAAGAACACGTAGAAATGGGAATGATATCTAATTTAATAACAGATATGACTTTACAGGGCGCATCAGAAGAAGAATTAACAAGAGCAGTTAAGCACTCTATGGTGGTTATAGATGCCGCTAAACATTCATTAAACTATAAATTATCTGAGGAAGAGAATGGTATTTTAGCTCTTAAAGCTAAATATCAGCCCAAAGGTGGCGCTTCAACTCTTTTGTCTAAAGCTAAAGGTGTTAAATATGTTGAAGCTCGAGGAGACTATTATAAACCGGACCCAAAAACAGGAAAGAAAATATGGGCTGAAAACAAAAACCCAAGAAAAAAACAAACAAAAACTACACAAATGTATGATACGGAAGATGCTTTTGAACTTTCCACGGGCACAAAGATGGAAAATACATATGCAAGTTATGCAAATTCCTTAAAAAGTTTAGGAAATGAAGCAAGAAAAGAAACTCTATCTATAAAAACCCCACCTATTAATAAAAGCGCTAAAGAAAAATATTCTGCAGAAGTAGATAGCCTAATGAAAAAATTAAGGATAGCAGAAGCCAATGCTCCTTTAGAAAGGCGTGCTCAGAACATAGGTAACTATCTTTTGAAAATGATGGTTGATGCTAATCCAGATCTTAAAGATGAAAAAGATGAGTATAAGAAAGCTAAGAACAGATGCCTACAACGCGGAAGAGATTTGACAGGTGCACATAAGAATAGAGTAATATTTACTCCACAAGAAGTAGAAGCGGTTAATGCCGGGGCAATTTCATCAGAACGTCTTAAAAAGTTATTAAGTAACGCGGATCAAGATAAACTTAAGGAAAGTTTTTCCCCAAGACAAAAAACGGTCATGACTTCTGCAAGAATTGCATTGGCTAGACAAAGATTGTCAAAAGGATATACGACTGCGCAGGTAGCAGAATCGTTAGGAGTTTCTGTATCTACTCTGTTAAATAATTTATAAAGAGGTGCACATATGATAAAATACGAAGTAGCTTTAACTACTACTGATAATCCATATGACCCTATCGATGATTATGACAGGTGGTATAATTATGATACCAATGTTTTAAAACATTGCACTGACAGTTATCTCGCACGAGTGGCTAAGGTGTCATCTGAGATGTCGGACGAAAACTATGTAGCGGAAGTAGATAGGGCTATAGATGAAATTTTAAAGTATGACTTACTTGGAATTTATAAGAAAGTCACAAAAGAGTACAAGGTCACATGATGACATTCTCCTTAAATTTACTCTCAACAATTCGAAGAGGTATCTTAAAATTGATACTTCTTCGAAAAAGTTGGGGGTGGTTTTAAAATTTTACACCCATCTCTTTAAAAGTACCTTTAAGATTGTACGCATGTACAAATTTGTATAACTCACTTCCTTTTAAATACGCCCCAATGTCTTAAGGCAGCCCTTGTTGCGAAGCATGTAGTATGCTTATACATCCATATGTAATGCATAATAACACAAAACTGTGAGTCATAGTATCTTATACGGGCTAAAACATACTAATACATACACCTAATTAATAGCCACTCTATAGATACATCTACCTGTGTAAGGTTAATACGTGCGTGATTATCATTGTACCCAGAGGCGTACACAAGTTTGTATACTAACGTGAATACCTATACTCGTTTAAAGCATAGCTATAACACGAGCTAGCACACGCAATCACACGTGACAACACGAGCTAGCACACGCAATCACACGTGACAACACGAGCTAGCACACGCAATCACACGTGACAACACGAGCTAGCACACGCAATTACACGTGACAACACGAGCTAGCACACGCAATCACACGTGACAACACGAGCTAGCACACGCAATCACACG